TTAGATTTGAATGACGGTTTCTCCATCCGCAGCAACAAGAAACTTCAACGCTTGCTTGTCTTTTAAGACCAAATCAGTTTCACCCACTAATCGAATAGCACTATTGTGTTTAAGGGTGGTTAAATTTGCAGTTGTTGACTCCAATATAAACTCTTGCCCTGCAGTGCCACCCAAAAATTTATTGATAGTATAGGCGTTAACATTACCCACCCTCACAATCCCTGTCGCAGAAATATTGGGTTGGGTTGTCGCATTTTGTGTTTTTGCTGTTGAGGTGCTTGCAAGATTCACGAGTTGCAAGGTTTTATTCGTAGAGTTTAATCGCAGTCGGCTACCACCATCATTTGAAATGATATCCAGAAGTCGCTCACCATTACCCCCCAACGATGAAATGATACGACCAACTAATTTCCCTTCCTCATCAACAAAGTCAAAACGACCGTTACGTCCTACTGCAATGGGTTCTTGTACTTGCATAGCATGGCCAACAAGATTTGGTAGTGGAGTTGAGTTGATATTTCCAATTAGCACCGTTGCAGAGATATCAACACCGCGTGGAGCGCGAATAAATTCCCAATCAATATTCCCATCACTGGCAATACCTGACGCGTGGCTCGGTGGTGCGCTTCCCGTTACCCCCGTATTTTTCGCACGGTAAATCTTATTATTTGCGGTGACATAATCATCCAACGTAATGGGTTTACTTTCATGCCACATCCCCATCATCGGCGCAAAAATCTGATTAGCCGCGGAATCATACAGCATAACTTTCATCGGGCAGTATTTGTCATCTTGAAACCCAAAATGAAAGCTAGGCCAATTCCCCCAACCATGTCCTGTTGATTTACTATTTAAGACAGTTACTGCCCCCTCACCAGTTTTGTTTGGGTCGCCGACATAATTCAGGATTGCCGAAATACGATAATTCATCGTATCGGTATCATAGTCATCAAACATGTAATCGACCTTTACCACCGTACCTGACCCAACATAACCGTTTGGCTCAAAATGAATGCGTGTTCCTGTGTTTGGTTCAACCGTTTTAAACAAACCATGTGTATTTCCATATGATTTCGGCGTCCGAAAAGCCACATTCCCTGCATTAATCCCTGATTGATAAATGAAAATGGTCTTTCCGCTAACCGTTAGTGTTGCATACCCATTCGCTGAACTGATATGCGTTATCTGCCCTGTCACGGGTGAGAGCGCGTAATAACACACTTTACTCACTGAATTGAAAAAAAGCTGACATTATCAACTGTTGATAATGTCAGCATTGATACTTTGCTAACATCAACGTTATGCAACCGAGCTATCGCATTTAAATCAGCATCAAACACACCCTCCCAGTTTTTAATGCCAACGAGAACCCACGCGCCTTTTTCTATCCCCCCTGTTGTTTGTGGGGTTGAATTAGCGGGAATGTTTTTCTTTAGCGCACCTTCCCAGCGATAATATTCACCATCCCCATCGGGTAAAGACCATTGAACGACTTGATTTATTTGTAAAATCTCCGCGCCAAGCTGAAAATTACCCACAGGGAGATATCCTGCTGCAGTGATGGCAGCATCCATTTTGGTATTTAACTGCTCAATCAAACGGGCATTCTGCATTTCCATGCCATGCCAGCTTATGCGCTCTTTTCCAAGCCGGTCTGTCCATGTTTCTGACTCTCGATCATTTGTGGCTTTATCTAAATTTTCACTATTGTCATAGAGATTTTTCACTGATGCTGAACCGAGCGGATCTTTTGTATTGTATGTGGTCATTCCAGACACCTATAAATGCAGAAACCCCGCACAGGGGCGAGGTTCATGATTAATATTACGGGTTAATTACGCTGGATATTCAGCGTCATCGTATTGATAGAAAATTTCTTTATACTCTTTAGCAACGACTTGGCAGGTGCCGTCCGAGTTAGGCGTAATTTCTCGCATAATGCCGTCATACCCTACATATTTAGACGAACAAAATATCAACCGTGGCGGCTCTATATACGGGTCATCCATTACCCACAAATCAATTTCCAACTCGCTGGAGAACGGAATAGAGAGCGTATATTCATCTATCTGCGTGGGTACCAAAAGTCGTGAGGCGCTGCCATCTTGCAGTCGAATTAAACAACGTGGCTGCTCAAACGACCAATCAAGGGGCTCGTTAACCGTGAGAATAATTCGCCCCTGATCATGACTCATATTCATGACTAAGCAGCTGATAGTTTTATTGCTCGGGATATCATCGGTAAAGACAATGCGATCCCCCACGTTATAGCAAAGCGCATCCAGTTCCGTGGCGGTTGAATAACTAAGCCGTTGGTGCAAGTGCTTCATGAGTCTACGCATGCCAATGCGGTACGCAATAGTGGGATTTAACACGCCATCGGCTTGATAGTCCTCCACCTTTTTCGGCGTGGGATTCTCTTTAGTGCGGCATTGGATAGTTTCCTCTGCCCATGTCACGCCATTAATATAGGTCACATCGACCCCGCCGTAATCATCTTCGGAGGGCGCAGTGAAACCAGTTTGCAAATCTTCGGTGGTTTCTTGTGGGCTAATAATACCTGTCCACGGCTTAATCCCCTCTCGATACGCTGAGGCTAGCCCTTCCGTTAATAAAAATTCGCCCATCCCCGCCTTGCATATTCGCTGTAGTACTTTTAACGCCGATTCGCTGCTACTTTCCGATGACCAATCAAACAACTCGTTACGCGGTGACCAGTACGTATTGTGTAATTCCTCGATGGCCATATTATCGATTTGCGCATTATTCATGCCGAGCTATTCAATACATGGTAAAACGCCCCTTTAATACTGCGTGAGGGTTGATTGCCATACAGCCGAGTTGCCACTACGTTAATGCGGCGGTCAGATTGCGCCGCTAATCGGTTCCCTGTCCTCACCGTCAATGCAATGGTGGTCAGTCCTTCATAGTGCGTCGGCCTTGAAGTTAATAATGCACGCAATGCTTGCCAGTGGCACTGGTCTCGCGTACTTCCTCCGCCCACATCAGAAACACGTCTAACACGCACTTCATATTGCGCTTGCTGGGGTAGTTCAAAGACTTCTGTGAAGCCGATTTGGTCTTCAGTACTGCGGCTATAACGAAACTCTTTTGTCACCCACTCAGTGTCATTAACACCTCGATACTGAACCGCTATTTTCACTTCCCGTGAACCGCGACGCCCTTTTTTATCATAAGACGCCAGCCCTGCAGGGAAAACAATATTGAGCTCCATGCGATTGGTCGTTTCGCCGTTCGGACATGCAAGGAATGGTCCTATCCAATTTTGCTCATCATTAATGCCGGTAATACTGAAATCCAACAACGTACGCTCACGGAACCCCTGCCAATTGGTATCAATCACCGTGACATCATTCCCTGACTCGTCTTTTTCAATGATGAAACGCTCGACACTAAGTGTTAACCCATCAATTTCCGTAATTTTATACTGATTACCTTTAAGACCAAGGCTAAGGCGTTGCGTACCTTCAGGTAAGCCTGAAAATGGTGAGCCTGTTGCGCTGTTATAGGCCAGTGAAATATGCGCTTCTATCGCGGGTGTGCCACCTGATGACGGAACGCCACCATTAAAGCGGGGTTCGCCACCAAATACCGAATCTGGTAGTGATGATGCAAGAATATTACCGCCGATATACGGACTGGATTCTTCGGTCACAACAATACGGCCTGATACATCCCACGCAACCAAACCCGACCCCACAAGCTGAGTTGTGATGGTATTGACTAAGCCGCTCATGGTGACGTAATCGGTTAATAGCGAAATGTAATACACCGCACCTTGCCAGCCAATCGCAAAGGTTTCAGGTTCCAGCGTAAAATCATAGGTCCGCGGGGATTCACTCGCTTCAATAGAAGCTGCAATCCCCCAACACCCGGTACGGCAGGTTGACGAGGTGTGTAACTTTTTACAAATAAATCATAGTGATTATCGTTAAATACCAAGGTGATCGGCTGGCCTACATACGGAACCAATTCGCTCATATCACCATAAATCACGCTGTGACTGCTTTCCGTTTTTACGGTAAACGTGTCGGGCGCTTCAATAGTGATAATGGATCCGACTTTCCATGAGGTGGGGATAGTCGAATCATGAGGTGTTTCTTCGTCGCTCGACTCGGTGTTGATCATCGAAATCGACGAACCCGAAACGGCTACCGCCTCGGCATTCACGCTGACACTTTTTGGCGCGCTAGAACTCAAATCAAGCCCTGTAGTACCTGCAGTTGTGGTACCGACTTCCGTTGAGTTATACCAATTTTCTGTGCGAACATCCCCAGTGATATCAACCCCTGGTTGATAAATCGCGTAGCTCACATCATCACCAAATGACGATATCGGGGTATTACCGATTTTGATGTTAGACGCATTAATTGCAAAATTGCCACGGCCCACACACAGGAACATTTGCGTACGGTATATTTTCGGGTCAGCTTTATCAAATCGACTAATCGGTTGGACTAAATAATCAGGGAACACCCGAAACCGTCCAAAGACCTCACGAATAGGATCCCCAAGTTTAGCACTGTTGGCTTTCGCGGGATTTAGCTCGAGCTGGTCACCATTGCCTGATGATGAATAGCCACCAACATCAATATTGCGCATCATAAAGATAGAATACGCTGCTGTCGCTACAGCGATCCCCACCGCAATCCAGCCGATAGTCGCAGCTTCAAGACCAAACGGAATGGGATAGATTTTCACATCATCTTCAGCACGAATAAAAGTGAGAGGCCAATCGCTTGGATTAATGCGAGTTCCATTAACGTCAATACTGATCGGTTGAGTATCTTCATTATGATACCCGTTCACCTTCTCCGTTAACCAATGGTGCACAGTTATATTGCCGTGCTGGTGAGTTTCTAACGGCTCACCCTGCAAACGTGAGGGATAAATACGAATAGTCACTGGTAATACTCCACATGAGAAAAACGCCGCTCAAATCGGGATAAGGGCAAGACGGTGACGTTAGATTTTGGGTTACACTCAACCGCATGCAATAAACCGTTAATATTCACAACAATCGCTACATGGGTTATCAGACTACTGGTATAACAAGCAGCGACCGCCCCCTGTGCCGGTTCGCAACGGTTGACGGTTTTTGCCAGTAACTTAGCCTCTTTGTCTAAGCCGTTATCGTCTTTGGTTACCCCTTCAAAAACTGGCCAGTCAGGTAAACCTAAATCTTGTCGAATTTCGTGAACAATGCCGTAACAGTCTAAATTGGGGTAAGTGCGACCGCCCTTCTGCCATATAACAGAACGGTATTTATCAATGTTAAACATAGAATGCCCTTATGAAAGGTAACGAAGCCCTGAATGCTCAGCGAGGTTATAGCGGTGACGAGGCCACGCGGTATCAAGAATATTCATGTAACCTGCCGTGATTTGTACGTCCGCCCATGTCCATTGCCCTGATTTAACGGTTAGTGTGAAAGGCGGCTTACTCGGTGCGGTGAGATCAACATCAAGGTATTGACGATAAGTGACCTCTGCGAGTGTGCCGTTGGGATTTTCATTGTACTTGTCAATCGCCTCCCGTATTGCACCAGAAACAATGCCGTCAATATTACTGATCGCAAACTTGAGGTCTTGGGTACCGTCTTCATTGCGTGCCGGTAGCGCAATATCCATCCCGCACGCAATAAATGTCACTAGACGCCCATCCTCTAATTTTGCCTCAATATTATCCCAGCCTTTGGTTAACCAGTAATCCTCACCATTAACCCTGATCTGCAAGGTTTCAATTTCCACCTCGGAACCGCCCGAGGCATACAGTCGATTTAATATTGTCATGCTTCTGGCCACTCTCTGTTTAATGCAATATCGAGAATATCGGCGTTAACAACGATATCAGGGAATAAACCGTAATCTTTAGGTAGCAAAGGTTTTTCCCACAATTCTAAGGTTGCAGAAAATCGCCAGTAATTTGGCATTTCTAAATGGGGGCCATCATAAATATCCGTAAACCGACACTTAACCCACTCATGACACCCAAGCGGACTTTTTAGCTGCATCATAAACCACGCTGCACCATCCGTTAGCGCATCGCGGTACCACGCTTCAAACAATTGCGCCTGTTGCGGTTTAGGAAACAGCCATTGCACTGAGGTGTTCGTCGGTGTTGAGGTATAAATTCGCCGCTGCCTTGCTCGTCCTGAACTGAGTTGCGTTCTGCGAAGGGGTGATACAGGCTTAAACCCGTACCCCTCCGCTAATGGCAAGGGTAAATATTCATGAGGGTAATAGATTTCACTCATTTGATGGAACTCCGATTCGGGTACATATAGTGAAGCGTTTTCCCAAAATTGGTTTGTGGCTTGATAATTTCACTAGTTAATTCATCCTTGATTTGCTTAGCTAGCCGCTTATTGCTTGCCTCAATAGCTTGCAATGTAGCGTCATCGGGTTTGCCAGAAAACGAGTTATGAATATTGATTTCAGGGTTAATGCTGCCTTGCATCGCTTGTTGCTCATTGCGTTCATTACGCACACGCTCTAGGGTTGCATCGAGTTTTGCCGATGTTTGAGAAGTGACAACGCGCTCACCTTTTTGTAATAACCACGTTCCCGTTTCAGGTACTTTATCCAAACCATCATGTGCCATGCCTGATAATGACAACGCACCGATCCCCGCAGCCATTGGCTCGGCAAAGGCTGATGCACTCGCTGCCGCAATCGGCGCCATTGCAGGACCGACTAACGGGATGGCGGCTGTTGATGCGTAGGCATTTAACGCCGCTAATTTCGCCATAGCTTGGGCATTGGTAAATAAAGCCGTACCTGCAGAAGCTTGAGTCGTCTTACCTACCGCTAACTGAACACCTTGATAAACTAACCACTTGGCAGTCATATCTGCAATTGCCCCCACAACCGATTGCCCCATATCACTGACGATAGAGCTAATCGTACCGCCGAGTGTTTGCGTACCATTAACCAAGTCTTTTAAATTGCTGCTGATAGAACTGGTTGTGGCATTGGCAATACTGGTGACCGAGTCGTAAGCCATCTGGCTATAGTTTTGGGCTTGCTCCATCCAATCCGCGAGTGCGGAACTGGTGCCCGCCAACCAATCTAGCTCAGCCGCTTTAGACTCCTGGTATTTAGCATTGAGCGCCTCCAGTGCGGCCTGTTTGGCAGCAATGGCATCAGCGCCTTTGTCCGTTTTATTGAATACGCGATCGACTTGCATCGCTTCTTCATAAAAGTTTGTTTGGCGCTTGCTCATACCACGCGTTTCACGATTGAGGGCAGCATCATCATTAAATTTCTGAGTGGCATTTTTGAGATCTTGCAATGCATCTGCCATTTCACGCTGCTTGCGCACTGCTTCATCGGCTCTTTGTGTCCATTCCGCCAGCTGCACAGAGGATGCTTGTATCGCTTTTCGCTGTTCATCCGTCCATTTAGCGCCCGTTTCATTACCGGCGGCATACAGTGCTGCAGCTTTCTCACCTTGTAGTGCGCGTATTTTTTGGACTTCCAAGGCAACGCTAAGATCAGCCATTTTGTCCTTGTAACGCTCGGTGACTCGTTCCGCTTCTTTCATTAACGACGTGCCAGATTTCAGCGAGTTATTCATTTTCTCGCGTTCATCAAAGGCTTTTAGCTTATCGCTAACATACTGTTTCTTATGCTCATCATTAGTAAATGTACTTTCGGCCTCCCATAAGGCACGCTGCTCAACCTGATCGCGCTGCTTCATACCAGCAAGAATACGCTCCTGCTCAGCCCCCCATAGCATCTGCCTTTGTTTATCATTTAGCTCTGGGCGATTACCCACCAACATTGGCGCTTGGGTTAATGATTGGCGACTAGATAGTAAACTGTTACCAATTGAAAGGATGCGGTTAAATTCGGATTCTTTAGCTATCTCTTGCCCCAATAAAGCCAGTTTACTATTCGAAAGACTATTTGCATGCTCATTGAGCCCATTCATAATTGTTATGGTGTTATTCTTGACTTGCTGTTTTTCGATTAGCCTTTGCTCTTCCACCCTGATGTCGGTTGTTAACTCAGCTATACGCTTGTAATATGCCTCTCTATTATCGTTAGTCATCTCTCCACCATGCTTATCTAACTTATCTTGCATGGTTTTTTGAATCATTTTCATTTCTTCGATTATTCGAAGTTGCTCTTCAATATCTCTGGCTTGAGCTTTGACCGAGTCTTGAGCTTTTTTGGCTTCATCTGACGCCTGCACCAAAGACATACTTTTAGTACGAGCCGCTATGTCATCTAGGGTATTAGCATATTCTAACGCTGATTGCTGGGCGGCTTCTTGCTGTTGCTTAACAGCGTACCACGCCCCTGCACCGAGCATGATCGCGCCGGGCAAGCCACCAACTAAAGATAACAATCCCCTCGCGCCAGTTAGCATGGTGTTACCTACCATGCGAAATCGGTTTAATGCTCTACGCGACGCTAACAGTCTTTCGTTAGTCGCAATTTCTTGATTGTTAACAGCAATAAGCGCTTTCGTGTTTTTGGCTAATTGACCATCAATCACGGCTCGCTCTTTATCCGTTGCTGCCACCATTCTTTTTGTCACTAAGGATTGACGCGTATCAATAAGTAATTGCTTCTCATCCTTGATGCGCATTTTCGTGACTTCAAGGCTACGAACTTGTTCTTTTGTGTGATTGATTTGAGAGATGTAGCCCGTGACGGTTTCTTTTGCTAAGTTTTTTGTGCTGATCGTTAAATTGCCAAAATAACGAGAAAGACCGACCCCGATTAACAACCCACCAGCAATGGCAACTTTATCAAAGTTATCGCTTACAAGTGCAAGAGTTTCCGCCATTGTTTTAGTGATCCCCATACCGCTATTTAACTCGCCAAACGTTTTCTTAGCCGAGTTAGCGATACGAGTAAACCCATCAGAGACAGTGTTATCCATGCTATCAGCAAGTGCATTGTTAGCGTCTTTAGACGCAATAGCCGCATCTGCTAGCATTTTAAAAGATATCTGCCCGCTTAATCCCATCTCCTTTACTTTGTTTGTAGTAACCTTTATCCCGCCATTTGTTTTTTCAATTTGAGTAGCTAAGCTATCCAATAGCGAAGGCATTGCCTCCATGACAGCCTTAAAGTTATCACCCGCCACTTTACCAACAAGCATAGATTTACCCAGCGCATTAATAGCTGAATCCGTTTTTAACGAACTGGTTGAATTTGCGGTTAATGATGATGAAAGCGATTCAATATAATCAACAGTTTGAGTTGTACTATAACCCAATTCCTGCATGGATTTAGCAGCACCAATATACAAATCTTGGGTGATCTCAATAGCTTTACCATTGCGATTACTGATTTCTAAAAATCGGTTTTGAAGGTTATCGTATTGCTTCGTATCACCCTCAACAGATTTTAGCGCTGACTTAATTCGCGCCGCATACTGCCCCCAATCATCAACTGTTGATATAATGGCTGAAGCTGAAAAAAATCCCGCCATCGCGCCAGCCATGCCTTTTGCAGTCATGGCAACGCTAGATAATTGGCTATTGATTTCTGAGAGTGTCTTTTTCTGCTGAGCAAGCTCTTGCCGCAATTGGCGGCTGCCGCCCGCTGCATTTCTATAAAAATCATTGCTAATTCGAGAAGCTTTACTGATCTCGGACTGAAAGCCTGATGAGTTAGCGGTGATCTTTAAAATTAATTCGCGTAATTTAGACATTGCGGTCTCCAAAAAAAAAGACCGCATTTGCGGTCATTATTGTCTTTTACAGGTTATATCCCACAACTCCATCCCTGCTTTGTCATATGGATGAATTATCATAATGGGTTTTATTTCTTTTGATTTTTCTGCATTCAGTTCTGCTGCATATAAAAACTTGAAATAGTCATTGCTATTAATAACATTTTGTATTTCACCATCTATGTTTGAAAAGAAAATTCTCGGTAACTCTTTGGGTTTAATGCTTGTTTTTTGAGAAATTTTCACCTCCCCACATAACTCACCACTATTAAAATTACCTCTTTCATTAGGAATAAAATTTAAATCTTTAAATTCAAGTCGATACGGAAACATATCTTCACGCACTTCTAGGTAACTAACAACGCTATCGATAATTTTTTGTTTTTCATCACTACACCCAAACAACAAAGTGGTAGAAGCAATGGCGGCGGCAATTAATAGCTTTTTCATCCAAGTAATCCCATTAATAAATAATGGGCCTACTATATAACTATTCAGACATGCCACTCAACCACGCTTCAAACGGATCGTTACTTTCAGCCTCTTCATTAGCGGCACCCTGATCCCAAATTGGTACCAACTCACTAACAGACACTTTCGCCCCAGCTGCACTAAGCACCGCTGAAGCAATCATTGCTGTATTGATATCACCACGACGGTCGCTAATCGGACTCATTTTGTCGTATGCCATCCACATTCTTAACTCGCTGACGTCCAGACTGGAGGTTAATTCCGCTAGGGTTTTACCCAGCCTGAGCGCCAGTGTCATTAAAAAGAATGTTTCCGGTTCTCTTACTTTTTTTCAGCTTCTGCTGCTGAAATAGTAAGAGAGAATGCTTCAGCTAATAGACGGGCATGCGTTGGGCCATAGGATTCCATGAGACCCGACTTGTCAGCTTCGGTTAATGCTGGCGAACCATCATCTTCTAAGATGATATCCATAAACAAAATGACATCGCCTTCAATGTTGCGAAGTGCCTTTTGGGTGGAGGTTAATTCTTCACCTTCCTTGTCGCTCACTAATTCCGAGCATTTAAGACGAGCCTGAATAGACGGCTCGCGGATCAGGACTTCAACATCACCCCACTCAGGTACTCGAACTTTTTTAGTGCGGTAAGCTTGGTTAGCACTTAATGCGAGATTGCGTAAATTCGGCTTTGACATTATTTTTTACCTTCTGTTGTTGGCGCAATGCGTGTTGAAGCCTGAACAATTTCACCGCCTTTAATCGGTACTGTTTTACCTTTCAAGCGTAATGTGAATGTTGCAGCAACAACACCGTTAGTCTGTGCTGACCATGTGTGCTGGCGAACTTCGGCAAGGAATGCAAAACCGTTACCTGATGGGAAAATAACTTTGAAGGAATGCTTAGTATCTTCTTCATAGGCTTTACGTAATACTTCCTGCCCTTCATCATCGGGTGAGAAGTTGGCGTTAAACGTCACTTCGCCCGGGGATGGAAGCCCGTTAATCATTTCCTGCTCTTCTGAACAGAATGCAGTTACATCAATATCCGCTTTTTGCCCACCCGTAAAACTGACCTCTTTAATGGTGCAGCTTAAGGGGGTGAATGTCGCCACTGAGGGATTCACTTCTTCAGCGGGTAATGCGGAAATAGACAGTTTAGTACCTTGTGATCTTTCAAATTTAGCTGACATATCAGTTTCCTATAGACATAAAAAAACCACCCGTAGGTGGCTGATGGTGTGAGTTGAAATTTAATTCCAGACTTGGAATTCTAACGTTTTACGATATAGAGCCGTGTCGGATTCATAATCCGATTTTCGGGAGACATTTGTAGGTGCTAATACCTTTATGGCCATAAATGCCTTATCCCGTATTTCGCTAGCTTTATCAGGGCTTTTCGCATAAATATCAATTTGAATATTAGTCATTGTTTCAGCCTGTCCAGCGAACACATCCTCGTCAACTTCATAGAATGAAAATATTAACCATGGCGGACTGATTGCGGGCGCATCTTGCGGAACAACGAGCGGAAACACCTTATCAGGCAATACAGGATCTAAGAGTTTGAGCAAGTCGGCATCAGTCATTTATTGAGCACTCCATCAATCGCCTGATTCAGTTTTTCGATTGCTACACTAGCGGCTTCATCGGCTTTGCTATCGAATGCAGGACGGATAAAAGGTACGGGTGGCATCTTTGAAGTGCCTTCTTCCAAAAATCGCCAGTAATAAGCATTGCGCGGATCCTTGGCTTTCATTGAGTTATCGCTGTTGGTGCCCTCTTTATTAGTTCCACGAACATAAACGCCCGCTGAGACCTCACCGTCTTTGCGACTGCGTTGGCTGCTGGCCATAATATTTCGAGCCAGCTTTCCAGTACGCCTTGGTGCTTTTGCTCTCACTTCATCCCGCAGAACTGCTGCTCCCGCATAAGTCGCTTGTCGCAATACTTTGGTGTTTTCAGCCTTGCTAAGCAATTCTAAATCTTTAGAAATATCAAGAAAGCCGCTGAAATCAATATTAAAATCATCCATCAGCCTTGACCCCCTGTTTACACAGCAATTCAAGCCGAGTATTTTTCACATCAGGAATAGCGGACTGAATATCATAATTGAGCCCGTTATAAACCATGCGGCAAGTTGGATTAATATCGCACCGAAAACGCATCCAAACCCGAACGGTGATTTCTGACATTTCAGCACCTGACGCAAGAAGCTCGCGCCCAGAAATGGGTTTAACTTCAGCGCGTGTTGTAGCAATATCAACCCACTGATTTTCACGCGCCCGAGGGTAGTTTGACTAGTTCAGTACGCTGGAAAGTTACTTTGTGACGTAGTCGACCCGGATTCATGTCCCACCTCGCAAGTTTCGACATGACCATAAAAGCCGCTCAACCGCTATATTTTCATAGAGTTGGATCTCATTTTGACTCAAACGATGCTCAAAGAAATCCCCCAGCATCAACAATGTTGCTGCCTTTACAGGGTGAGGAATATCGCTAGCATTTTGCCATGCGGGTTCATCACAATACCTTAGGCAATAATCCAGCGCACTTTGAGCGTAAAAAACAATTTGTTCATCACGATCGTCATCATCATATTCAATGTGCTGCTTCAGTAGTGAGAGCGGGATAGCGTCCAAGATATTCATTGAAATTACACGGGGCAGTTGCCTACCCCGACCTGCTTATTGAGTGGATTTGGTTTCCGCTTTTGTAAAAGAACCTTTGATTAATGCTTGAGGGCGGTAATGTGCCAATGCTAAACGCTCTTCGCACAAAATGGTTAGCATGTTTTTAACGAAGTTGTCGCGGTCTTCACGACTCACTTCAATCGTGGCATCCATGCGATCCCAAACTTGTGAGGCCAAATCGAACGCTCCAACTGTAAATTCGCCTTGCTTTTGCGCCTTGGTTGGTACAACAGGCAGCCCCCACATCACATTTGAGGTGAACGCTTGAGGTCCACCGAAAATATAACGGCCTTCTTTGTCCTTCATTAGGGCAATACTGTGCCAATCGCGCGGATTTAAGATAATACCGGATGCGCTAAATTCCGACTCACTCACCTGATAGATAGCATGCGCGATCAAATCGGCATGAGTATCACCCGCTTCATTCAGCTCAATGTCATAAGCGGTAGCTACCTGATTAATGCCCGTCAAATTGTCCGCAGTACCATCACCATTTAATAACTGCCCCTCTTCAACCAGCGCCAAACCATACAGTAAACGGTTATTCACATAAGATTGAAGCTGCGGTGCATCATCCATCACCTGACGAGAGGCTTGGATCCAGTGTGCCACCGTAATGACATTCGCGGTTTGTTTTTCAAATGTCAGGTCAGACTCAGGTTTTTGCGCTTTTTCTTTTACGGGTTTCGCGTTATTGGTGAAGAGCTTCTCACGCACATACTCCAGTGAATTACTGGAAATACGCCCTTGGGCTAACAGATCACGAACAACCAGTCGACGCAAGCCTGGCATGATAATGCCCGGAACCTGCATAGGTTGAATTAACGCCCCCGCAGAAGCAGCGTCACTGCCGAGCGACTTATTGAACGTTTTCACCTCATAAGACGATTTACTGCCATTCCACGACTTGATCAGTTCTTCAGAAGCGCGTTCTGAAAAATCTTTTTGTGCGCTCGGATCATCAGCCCCAGCGGCCCCTTTTTGCTCTAGGTCGAATAGGCGCTCACCGGCTTTTTTCAGTTCCTCCTGAACGGTAGTGAGATCGGCTTGTAGCTGTTTGGACACAGAACCTGTTGTTTCAATTTCTTTTTTCTGCTCATCGAACAGTTCCTGAACACGTTTCTGAGATTCTTCGATGGCTTTTTGAATTTGGGTTAAATCAGACATAATTTATCCTTTCAGATTAAATGAGGTTATTTGGTTTAGAATCGAATCGACTTGCGATTTTTGAGTGCCATCGGACTCACTCCGAACAGCGGATTTGAAGCGAGCTATAAATCCAACCGCTTCTGATTTTGATAGACCCACTGACTCCCTCAGCCAATCTTCAACATCACGAATAGTGAACAGGCCATCAACGCTTTTTAATGATGAGACTTGCGCCTGTTCGTTGGCAGGAAAAGTGCAGATACTAATTTCCCGCAGTAAAGAAATATTTTTAAAAATGCGCCCAGTAGATGTCACGTCGAAATCCTCGCGAACACAACCAAAACCGACCGACATCCCCTCAACTGTGCCATGTTTCATTGCCGCTTTTAAATCTTGGGCACCACTATGACCAGGAGTGAGCTGTCCACGGACAAGGAGGCCTTTTGAGTCTTCTTCCATGTGATCCCATTTACCGACAGGGAGTTCCCATGCACGGTGGTTATAAAACATAGCCACTTTACGTTTTTGGTTTGCTAAAACACTTTTGAAGGCACCGGGTAAAATAATATCGCCATCGGAATCGGTGTTACTGAATACCGAGGCGTACCCTTCGAAAATGCCTTGCGTGCCATCACCGGCGAATTTAATCTCCGCCTCATCAAAGGCGAGGGTTTTTCTGATATCGGACATTAAGCCCCCATAAATAATTAAGCCCCACTTTCGTGAGGCTCTTTACTCAGCTGATTGATTGGTATGTATTGAGACTGTCGGTAGGCCACATCCCCCCCATCAAGAGGCGGGTAGTTATCAAGCCGTCGCATTTCATTGATGGTCCGTAATCCCGATTCCCCCATCGCTTTCATAAATGCAGCTCGAGAAGCGGAATCGCCGCGCAATAAACCATCTAAATTGTGTTCTGCATGATATTTGCCAACATCACTGGGTTTTAAGAGCCATCGTGCTATGCAGTTTTCCCATCGGGAGATAAACGGTTGCAATGTATATTGAAGAAAACCTAAGTTTTGCTGTTCAATACCCGTTCCCCAACTGGTTGATTTTTCAACATCCCCCACTAAATGAGGTGGAACGCCAAAGAAACGCGCTAATTCGCTAACCTGAAATTTTCTAGATGCCATCGTTTCCGCATCTTGAGGCTAACACCAATATCTTCAGCCTTAAAGCCCCCTCTAATATCCACAACCGTTTCTTAACAGGTCCACCAGCGATTTCTTTAAAGTTTTCTTCAACCTGTCCTCGCTGCTCTTTACTTAAAACTTTATCCCCTGTTGTCAATATTTTGGGAGACTTGGCACCATTTGCATAAAATTCACGCTGCTGATCCTCCATCGCCACTGCAGTTCCTGCTGTTTTACAGGCATGAGCTATCGGCGATAATCCAACCAAACCATTGAACCCGAACCCCTTTAAATGGAATATTTCAGCGTGTTTAAACTTGGCAAATTCATTGTCTCTTTGATATTTATAGACGAGCTTTTTGCCTTCCATCCTGACATCCATATTTGCAGAAAGCAGCGGAAGCAAACTGATCACATCACCTGACCGATTACGCTCAGCTAGAGCGTAAGAATTACCATAAAAACAAAGCTGCATAGTCATCGCTTCGCGAAACTCTTGAGCTGTCATATATTGGTTAGGTGAATATCGTAGTAAACGCGCTAACGGGTTATCTAGTCCGACTTTCTTTCGGTTGCTTTCTTTATCGGTCTCAAAAACATCCAAAGGAAGACAGGCGGTAAGTGTTGATATTAAACTTACACAACGCCAAACGGTTGAAATTTGGAGGATCCGTTCATCTGTAATAACCGAATCCCCTAACGAACCCGTTGCAGATACTGGCCCTGTTTGAGAGCCTTGTTCAGGTGTCACCAGTCGCCCCCCACAAAGAAGGAGGCCAGACGCGCAAACCAACTATTATTGGTGCGTAAATCAATTGAATATTGTTTATCTGTCATCACATACTCAGAGGGTTAGAGAAAAAATCATCAAGGTTGCCATCATCATCAACCTCACCTCCAGCCGTACCAATAGCCATCGCTGACGCAACAACGCCATCAATACGGCCTGTACTTTTCTTTTTAGCAAAGATACGGTTTTCTTTTTGGTCAGATTCAAGCACCGCTGAAGCAGCATTCCACCTCAAGCAGGGGTTTGCGTGAATTATCAGTTTTTCATCATCAATGAGTCCTTCAAACAGCTCGATTGAGTGAGGCATCCAAAGACCCGAATCTTTTGCTTTGTAGTAGCCTTGCCCGTGTGGCAGGAGCGGAACGGTGACGGATGCATTATCAAGTTCAGGTTCTAAATACTTAATTCGATACTGGTCAAAACCAATGGCCAATAAATTCACCTGCATCGTGATTTCAGCAATACGCTCAGCAACAAATTCATATTTAACGGCTTTACCCGGCGTGGTATGAACAAAGCCTTGCCTGACCCATGCATCATAAGGAACACGGTCAGTTTTGGCTCGCTCAAGTAAGGTGTCTTTCGGTGTCCAGAATTCGACATAAAGATATTTTCGTTGAGGAAAGTACAGCGCTAATGCCGTTAAATCTCGCGTTCCTGATAAGTCTAAGCCGCCGTAACACTCCTCGCCTTCCAAATCTTCCAAGGTAAACTGTTGTTCACGCCCCATCCATGTATCACCATTAATCCATGGGTCATCAGCATCAACCCACTGACAAAAATTAAGCCGGCGAACAATGCTTTCTTTTGATGGCATACCTTGCGCTTGCGTAACCTGCTCACGCAAATAGCGATCCGTAAAGGTGTAGCCTAATGAGGGATTCGCTTTTCCCCAGCACGATTCATCTTTAAAGGGGTCGTCCTCTTCATCGAGAGAGCAAATATAAGAAAAGAAACTGTCATCTTCGATAGTGCCCTCTGCAACTTTCCGACCATACTCATGATAGTCATAACACACGCTGGTTTTATCATGGCCACTGTTAGTGATCATAAATATCAATGCTTGCCGTCGACCTTTAGTACCAGCGCGCATCATTTCTACTGCAGTGTTATTTTTGTGCTCATGAATTTCATCAATTAAAGCACAGTGAGGACGTGGGCCGGATTGACCGTCATCCGAACTGATAGGCCGAAAAAATGACCCTGCCTTTAAAAATGCTAAGTTCCATTCTTTACCTGCACCCCCTGATTTTGTGATCCGCTGACTCAGTGCGGGTGATTGGTCAACCATCGCAACAGCATCGCGAAACAAAATCATCGCCTGATCTTTCTTTGTCGCAGCGGCATAGACTTCGGCACGAGGCTCACTGTCAGCCATTAAGCAGTAAAGACCCACTCCAGCCGCTAAAGGCGACTTTCCTGAGCCCTTACCCGACTCAACATAAACCATCCGAAAGCGGCGAGTGCCATCTTCCATTTTCCAGCCAAAAATAGAACCAACCACAAAACATTGCCACGGAAGCAAAATGAAAGGGTTACCTTCATGCTCACCACCGTTTAGTTTTAGCACCTTTGCAAAGAAATCTATGACTCGTTGAACGGCTTCAACATCCCACACTAAACCGCGTTGTTTTGCTTCTTTCAGGTCTTTAAGGTGCCTTGCGCAGGCACTGCGAATATCAGGGCCAGCCAATATTTTTCCGTCATTAACGTCTTGCGCATATTGCGTTGCGGGGTCAACCGAAGAACGCGTTGAGCGGGTCTTCCTCTTCTTCTCCACCATCGATTTTCACCTTTGAGCGAGCAGCCGGGGTTAGACCGAACTCGACTAAATAACTTTTAAAGCGACGATCCGCATCAGCCAACATCGCTACCGCTGGATGCGCTTTGATCAGAAAATCTCCCAATTGGGTTTTCGTTGTATAAGTGCGACCTTCGATTGCTATCGTGTCGCGCAGCTGAAGAATATCAGCGTAAATGTCACAAAGCCTTTCCAAAGCCAAGGAATCAGCGATGGTCAAAACCCCCATACCATCGAGCAATAGGGTTAATTTTGCCCACGCCATTTTCCCCCAATCCGTTAAATGCTCAGGTGGGCTTGGGATTTCACGCTTAGGTTTGGGTTCTTTACTATTGAGTTTTCGTTTTCCCGGATTGCCGGTTACCACTTTCAAGTGGGTCGGTTTCGGGCGTCTTCCTGCCATCGGAACCTCCCAGAAAAAAACTTTTCATTTCGCGGTTGTGCGCACGAATGAGTACGGTCGGTAATTAAAGGCAAAATTTTTGAACTTTTTACCCTCCCCTACCGTTATGATTTCATAATGAAACTATTTCAAATAAATATCAGGTGCATCCTTTGTCATTACTTCATTGCACATAAAGGACACAGTGACAGTTGGTCTCACCACTCCGTCTGATGGCGATATGGAAACTAGCTGCTGGTTGCTTAGCATCTGTCCATCAATAGATAAAGTGTAACCAACAAAGGTATCACCTCGATAAAGCTTAGATAGCTTTACTTGCTTTGTTTCGGTCATATTATTTATTCCAATGCGAGTTAGGATCTAGCGGTATACCATCTTCACTACAGCCGACAACAACACCACTCTTCTCCATACGTTGTTTAGTTGAGTTGTGGTGTGATGCACATAGACTTTGGTAGTTGTTAGTATCCCAGAATAACTTTTGAGCTTTGGCTATCTGCTCAGCATTGCCTGATGCAAGTGCATCCTTCAATCGATGCGGTATGATATGGTCGACGACGGTTGCAGCAGTAATTCGCCCTTGCTCTTGGCACATCACACATAAGGGATGCTTGGCTAAATAGTTAAGCCTGACCTTCGCCCATCGTCCACCGTAAACATTTGGCTTCTTCATAGCGTGCGAGACAAAGTACCACCGCGACACAGATCCCCTACAATCGTCCGCTTGATTGTTTCCGCTAGCGATTTCTCTTGTTGCTCCATTGTCTGTTTTATACTGATAATACTTATTGCGTTAAGACTACCTTTCAGCTTTGCCTCTTCAATCTCTTTCCCGAGTTCAGTAATCTGGTGCTGCAAGTCTGATAGCTGCTGTGCTGCCGCTTGTTCGTTATTGGCTAATGCACATTGAGTATGGGTTAATTGTGATTGAAGCTCATCAAATCGAGCCTCTACTTGTTTCTTATACTCTTCAAATTCATTACGGCTAACGGATGGATTTATATCAATAGTCTTATCCAATGCAGCAATAACTGCTTTGTTGCCACTGTTATGAAGGGCTTCGCTTATTCCATTTAATACTCCAGCGGCATCAGTTTCTTTTATCTCACGCTCGGTATCGTCGAGCTTAGCTCCGACAGATAACTGTTTACGGTCATAATTGACACCGGCGGTTATTTCAGCCCGCGCTTGCTCTGCGCCTTTTTTGGCACCTTCTTTTGCTGCTTGTAACATCACCTTCTCTAGTGTTGCCTTTTCGATACATGCTTCATTTATGTAAGCTACACCAGAAGAAACTGTAAACACCGGTTCTAAGCATCCTTTAGGGTTGAATACACCAATGTCCGCTGTGAAGCCTTGCTTAGCTTGCTGTTTTAATCCAGCGCTAACCATCAGACCTTCAATACGTTTTAATTGTCCTTCTAGCTTATCTAAGTCAGCGCTATCGACTGATATCTTTATAGATAGAGTGGCTATTTCTTTTTTATCTGACATGATCATCCCCATAAATGAAAAGCCACCAGCGGTTAACTGATGGCTATTTGGAATATTATTCTAACTGCTTGCGAGGTGAGTGATTAAACCTCCGTATATTTTGAGACTTAAAATTATTCACTCAATATAAAACTCTATTAATGCCATTCAATGAGTAGCATTTGTAGAATTAAATAAAAGTACATAAAACACTTTACTTATAAAAGGCAAAAACTAGCCCAGCAATACCTGTGGCCGTTCCCAGTACTGTCATTATTTTCATCCATAATTCGCTTCTTGTTTGGCGTCTGATATATATGCTTAATTTCTCAGCTAAACTATCTATAGATGCCGGATCACTAGGGTTATCCTTTATCAAGCAAAGCATTTCTCGAATTTCTGGAGGGAATTCACTGAACGGCTCTTTTTTTATAAATTCAGATATCAGTGCATCCAGCTTAATTTTTATCTCTTTAGATTCTGGATTTATATCAAAGTCAACACTTGCCTTTAATCTCTCTAAAGCCTGCAAAGCATTGTCATCATTAATATAATTCACTTTTTGAAGATTTTTAAAATCATTGAATGTGACTTCATCTACTGCAAGTTTATTTCTTATTGTTTTCCCTAAGGATTTTTGTTCAATCCCTTTAATAAAGGAATACAAGAAAAATATTAAAACAAAAGCAATTACAAATAAAATTGCTACAAAAACAATAATTATGACCCAATCAGGCACTAGCATATATTCACCCTCTTTGCCTAAAATAGCTAAACATTCAAATAAAGTGAATATATTAAATATTTATATTTCTATTTCCTGTTTTACTTTCTCTAAATACTGAATTTGTTCATATAAATGATAAGCTATCTCAGCCCAGCTAAACCCGCCGCGTTCAATAATTCGGCCGAATGTTTGGCTATGTCCATACTTACGAACGTATGCCTTATAAGCTTCTTTGGCTATTTCAATATCAACCTCTGTTGATAGAGTTTTTTACACTCAAACCATCATCGTAAACACCCCGTTCTAATGTAGTTTTGGGTTATTTCTCTCTACTTCAATATCTCTAATACCTTTTAATTGTCCGTTAGCCTTATCAAGCGCTGATAACAAAGGGTCAATCCACAGCACCGCTTCGCAATACGTTAAAGTTTGGGGGGTAACGGTACTAATACTGGCTGAGTTAATATTTCCGGTATCGGTGTACATTGACCTAAGATTATCGGTGTATTTGAGCAACCTATTAGCAATAGACTGAGGCACAGGCAAATCACAAGTAAGCTCTTTTTTGAGTATTTCTCGATATTCAATGACTTTCTCCTGTGATTTAGCTTCCGCCTGAATGCCATAGCGATAAGCTGTAGTAGCTATTTGGTTAAACCGATTGAATTGAAGCGATTGTGTAGCAATGATTTTGCTTTTCTTAAAATTGTCATCTTTCAGCAGTGAATTATTTTCATATTCAGTAACAGCCCAGAAGCCTAGGCCGACAACCATAAGAAATAACCAGAATGAATTATCTATTTTCATAAGTTCACCTGCTTACCTCGGTAGTGATCTAGTGCTTTTTGACATCGTTTTTCTAAACTTACCTTGTCAACACCGCAGGTATCGTCTCTGAGTACATATACGCCAGTTGCCAAGTAGACGGGGAATCCGATAAAGAATAAAAGTGAGCCGACTCGAACTTTCCAAGGCATACTGCATTTTCTATCTCTCTGCGTGTTATCAGACCTTTCCACTCTTTACCCCCTGCATAGGTCCAGCGTTTTAACTCGTTGCAAGCGCCAGCAATATCACCTGCATTCAATTTCTTCAGCATCGTAGAACGCGCAAAAGCACCTGTACCCACGTTGTAAGCAAAGGAATAAATAGCAGCTCTGGTGTTATCGTCGATATCAACTTTGATTAGAGGGTCTACGCCCTTTCTGACTTTGCTGAGGTCTTTTTCAAGCAAAGCTAAACATTCTGATTCTGTATAGGTTTTGGTGGGGATAATGTCAGCGCCCGTGTGCCCAAAACAAACCGTAGTGACATTCACAACATCTTTATAAGGTTTAGTTTCCATGCCTTCAAAATAAGCAATCATGCTTACAGTCAATGCAATTAAGCCACCAGCGGCAGCTGTTTTGATTTTATTTGGTATCTTTGCCACTGTTAGCCTCTCTTAATTTGAATTCTTTCCGTTTGTAGTACCAATTCACCAAGAATGTAGCGACAGTACATATAATCCCGATGAGCACCGCCCACTGGTCTAGTGATAACGCCCCCGCCGCTGTAGTAATCACTCCAAGAGCATAAGAAAAAGGGCTTGAGTATTTTTCGTGCATACGCATATCCACCCCCTTCGGAGTGTTCCGTTAATTGTGATTGTGGGGATTTCTGTTTTTTCGCCCTCATTTGAGGGGATAAAAGAAGAAGTGAGAAAAGAATTACAGCATTAATCGAACATAGTTTTTGCCATACATCCAGCTTATTTGGTCGTAAAAAAACAGCTTCTTAAATAATCTATGCTGCCACACACCGTTTTCTTTACCATATTTGATAAATAATGGAATATCGTGTAATGCGTTATAAAATCTACCCGAATGTATACACCCTGATAAGGTAACATCAATATAGGTTTCATGCCTTTTGACGTAGCGATCATCCACCATTAGCTTAAATATATACTTCATAGCTTGGTAGCCATCGGCTTTTTTGTTGGCTCTCTCAATTACAGCCTTTCTTTTTTCATTGGCTATATAAGCATCGTTAACAGCCTTTATTTCATCGATAGTCATATAAGCCCCTGAAAAAAAAGAAAAGGCTACTAATTCGTAGCCTCTAATTATTTATTAGCTTTTTATCATCGAACGTCCCATGGGGTTTCATCCAATTCAAAAACTATACTGCTATCATGGATTTTGTAACGAACGCTCTTGAGTACATCATGATCTTTATTCAAATCACTACAACCAGCATAATAGGAAACCTTGGCTGAAAATGAAAAATAATCTGATTCAATTTGTTCCACTAACAAAGAATCATCGCAGTAGCAATATCTCGGATCGTCAGCAGCGAAATCACTTAAAACATAATTTTCAAAAATTGACTCGTTATTCTTAATTAATTGTCTAATTCCATCTAAATCATTAGGGGCTATCTCACCTAACGGAATTTTATATACTCTATTCATATAAACCTCTAATCTGATATAACACTCATCACTTATATCATTTTTAAGATTGTACTTCTGTGGTTATAGTTAGATTTTTGTAACTGCCTGATTTAGCTCAGGCAAGCTGTTGTACGCCACTACAACTATTGACGCGGTTTATTCTGCTCTATCTCTAACTTTGTTTGTTCGAAACGGTCTGTTTCTAGCTCAACACCGATAACACGACGATTAAGTTTTAATGCGGCTTTTATTGTGGCGCCAGAACCCATAAAGAAATCAGCAACAACATCACCCTCACGGCTACTACTATTAATAATGTGTTCCATCATCGCTGAAGGTTTTTCACATGGATGTTTGCCGGGATAATATTGAACATGTGGATATACCCATACGTCTGTATAAGGAACATCTACTGTCACAGTAAACGGACGCCTTAATAGTTGGTATTGCTGAGATAACTCATGATATTCACGATCTAGTAACTTTTGTTCGCTAACTAAATCAGCATGCTGGCGGCTTAATGGATTGTCGCTGAACTGTTTTACCGCCACTTGGCTAAATAGCTCTTGTAGCTTCAAGTAGTCTGATTCGTTAGGTAATTGCCACTGACTATAACCAAACCAGTGAGATGCCATTTGCTTTCCAGTCGCCTGATGTATTTCCTTAGCTGTTATACCTAATGAGTCCCTTGCTTGTTTAAAGTACTCAATTAATGGCCTCAGCGTGTTTTCTTTCAATTCTCTGCGTCGCTGAAGATAACCACTGCTTTTCCCCTTGTAAGGGCTTTGATAGTGTTCAGCAAACAAGATCCGCTCTGTCGCTGGGAAATAACTTCTCAGACTTTCTTTGTTTTGTCGTCGCCATGGTCCTGATGGCTTAGCCCATATGATGTGATTTAAAACGTCGAACCGCTCACGCACTAATATTTCAGTATCAGCTGCAAGCTTTGACCCACAAAACATATATAAGCTACCGTTCGGCTTCAAAACTCGCCAAAACTCCGCCAGCATTTCATCAAGCCATAATAGATAAGACGTGACATTTTCCCACTGATTGTCCCAACTACAGGCCTTTACTTGGAAGTATGGCGGGTCAGTTGCGATTAAATCAATACAGTTGTCTGGAAGTATTTTTATGTAGCTGAGTGAGTCATCATTGACTAAATTGATACTGTTTAAATTTACAGTGTTTTTCATAGATCAGGAGAACCTTTTTTGGTAAGCTCTCGTTGCTTTGTGCACACAAGCAATGGGCTTTAGTTTGTCCGTGATCTACCGGAACGGGCGAATGACTGTAAGAGTGCTACCAACACTTTTACAGTCGCCCATTTTCACAGTACTAGATATTTTTAAATGTATTTTCTTCGATGTTTTCTTTGATTAATCCCGCTATCGCTAGTTGCGTTAATATCAACTGACAACGTGATTTTGCTAATTCTGTATAGTCTGAGATTTCTTCTATTGTTGCCCACCATGAGTGTGGTACTACTTCTAAAACTATTTTAGCCTCTTCTGTCATATCAGTCTGTTTTAACATGATAATTTTAAACCTTTGGTCAGTTATTGTGCATGACTACACATGTAACTCTGGCCAAACGTAACAGCAAGTTCTATTTGCTTATAAAGCAAAAAACCCCGCACAAATGGCAAGGTTTCATTCTATAAGTTCGGTTACAACGTATTCACTCTTATCACAATACCAACATTTTTGCGTACGCGTTAGTTTTTTATTACAATCACCAAACCCAAATTTTATTAATGGATTATATATGAACTTTTCTGAATCTAAAAAAGATGGAAATACAAAAAAATGCTTAGTAAGAGCGTTTAAAGTTAACACATCATCTAGTGATGTTCTTTTAATCAAATTTCTAATTCAACTAAATTCATCCCTGATACAGTCATCAAAATAAGTAAAGATAAACATTTAAAATTAAAAGAGTTCTCAACAGCAAATAATTGTCATTATTTGCACTTTGCCTTATACAATCCAAAAGAACAAGTTTCTATAACACCAAGTACTAAAAATAAAAGTGATTTATTAGATGTTGAAAATCTTGATAATTTACATGCTTTCTTGTTAGTAAAAAATAATGACATTGCATCTTTAATGCAAATATCAACTAATTGGTGTGAAAATAAAATTGCTACAATTTTTGAGCAATTTGGAATTAAAATTACTCCAACGCCTATTCTAGAAAAAACTGTTGTTGCAAAAATTAAAGAACAAAAGCTGCGAGCTTTACATCTTGACATTTCAGTAGATGAATCTGACTTTGTTAAAACTCCTACGTTCTTAGCATCAATATTTAAAAATGAACCTAAAACAAAAACCAAGGGAATTACTGGACATCTAAAAATTGATGCTTCCGGAAATTCTGAATTAGCTCAATCAATAGAAACAACACCTACTAAGTGGATTGATGAGCTTTCTTCTGCCTTTTATCTTGAAACCAAGAAAGGTGAAATGATTTATGGTGATGACCTAAAACTAACCAAAACCTACTATACTGTTCCATATGGCTCAAAATCTATCAATGCAAAATACGCCAAAGAAATTTTGGAGGATTTTGCTAAAAAAGAGTTATAATGTCAGAAAAATTAGGAGGCTAATATGTTCAAAGATCTTAACGTTAAAGGAATACTAGTAACAACTGCGAATATCTTAGCCTCAGTTACGTTCTCTTATTTTCTTACTTATAGCTTAACAAATAACACTGATGCACTAAATCTTGTCGCCAATGTGTTTTCTATTCTTTCTGGTTTCTTACTATTAGTCATAACAATGTCAGGTGAGAATTCAACAGTAATGAATGGCCTTTCTTTGCTTGATGAGGCTAATCAAGAAAGACGTTTTTTAATGAGATTCACCAAGTATTATATGTTGTTTTTACTTTATATACTAACCCTTGCCTTGATTTTTATTTTTTATCTACTATCTAAAGATAAAAATAACACAAGCGAATATTTTTTATTTGCAAGATCTTGTATTGGTTATGCTATTTCATTTTTAACCTGTTTTTCTTTTATTCAATCTACCTTTATCCCTTTAAAAATAAAAGCATTGTTTAAAGAGAAAAGGGATTTAAATAAAAAATAAGCCGCACAGCGGCTTTTATCCATCAAACTAAAATAAAGCATAAACAACCATTTATAAACCCCATTGCAGATTGCAATTCCTTTCTTATAGTTCCATCAGCGCATTTTCTTTTTTTAGCAATTGAGCGTAAAGAAACGCCACCTACAAAGTGTGCAATAATTAATTCGTATTCTTTGGGCTGAAACTTTTTTAAACAAGCTATACAGCTATCTAAAAGAATTCCTTCATCATCATCACATTTAGGGCGTGATTTTTTTGTATCTATTAATAACCCATTGAATCCAGCTGCTATAGGCTTCCAATCTACACCACTATTATCGGATGCTGCCCATGCTCCCCATAGCTCTAATCTGGTTTGAATATCTCTCATATAATTAATCTCCACTGCGCCGCCATTACCCAAATACACCTAGACCAATAGACCTATCTAGAAAACGAAATAAAAAAACGATTTGGCTTCCATGCTCACGCTCCCACCCATTTGGATCTTTATGCAACTCGCTGTGGTGAACTCTACATAATGGAATCGTGAATAAATCATGTGCTTTTGTACCTATCCCGCCTTGCCCATAGCCAATAAGGTGATGAGCATCATCTGCTGTGGCTCCACAGATACAACAAGGCTGTGATTTGACCCATTGTAAGTACTTCACACTTTCCCATCGCTGTAGTTTTGGCTTTTTCATAAAGCTTGCTGGCGGCTCAGGATCTACTGATAAATTTAAGATGGTCTTTAATGACTCAATTTCATTCAATGTCTTGCTGTGGTATTGCTGAGAAAGCTGAATAAGTCCTGAAGGCTTATGATTCAGATCTTCAGGTAATGTCATCAGTAACATTCGCCCATTGAATGTGTTTAAGTGAGCTCCTGGTCTAAATATCACTGCTCCAATTTCTGGAACTATAATCGGAGTAAGTATCCATTTGTAATTCACGCTGTTTCTCCATGCATGCTAATAGTGATTTCAAAACGCCCACCTTTCACTACCTCACACCACTCCATTTCTACGCGCTTAACTTGATCATCATCTTTCCAAATGCCTGCATGAGTTAACGCATCAAAGGGAGCTTTTAGATAATTATCAATATCTCGACGCTGCCGCGAGGGCGGATACATCTTCACAATGACTGATACATTTTCAGTAATTGCCTTTGGCCTTTTGCGTAATTGTTCATATACTGCAGCTATTGCATTAGCACGAAATTTACGACCAGCCGCACTGATTAATGTTTTTCCATTAATGTTCCGCCAGCAAGCATTCACACTGGGCGGGAATGGTAGAATAAGAAATATTGTTTTATTCATGCAGCTACACCCATTTTTTTAGTCAACCACTGAGCTTGTGCAATAAACAACTTCCCTATTCTTTCTAATTCTTCACGATGAATGTAATCAAAAGCTTCCCCTGCCCAATATTTATCAAAAACAACTATTGCACCTGCAAACATGGCCTTAGACGAAACTTGTTTTTTATCAGCTGGAACAAACCATTTCGGCACATCAAACCCAATACGACCTTCAATAAAACAGATATGATCAGCATTTTTAGGCCACCAAGTTTCACTTGTTGCTACTTTTAAGAAAAAGACATAGCGGCCGCCAGATTCGCGCATAGCTAAAGCATGATTCATGATGTGGCGAACGCCAGTTACGGCCTGTTTTTTATTGTAAGAACTACGTGAATACGGCGGGTTTGCATAAGCAGCACCACCAATTTCTTTTAGCTTATCTGACCAATTCTGTGTTAATGCATTATCTTCAGCTGTATAGAAATTCGGGCACTTGCTGTTATCGCCGTCGGTGAATAAATCAAGCGTAAATGGACCAAATTTAGCGTTAATACCCCAATATAATTCATCTGGAGTACGCCACTGATCACCAACCTCTTTTAGTTCATGTGTAGATTTAGCTTTTAAAAGTGTGAGATTTTGGACGTAATCACTCATTATTCAACACCTCTCCTAATCGCTTTCTTAGCTTCACGTCGAATTGCTATACCTAAGCGCTCTAACCAATCCCCATATTTAAGAATTGCATCTTGTTCGTTATCAATTTTTGGAAAATCATCCATTGCAATATCAATGTTAAGTCTGCCAAATTCTGTTTTTTCTACTGTTAACTTTTGGTCTAAAATTGTTCTTTGGTTTTCATGTTTCACTTCATATACTTTGATGGTCTTACCTGAATTCTCACGAGAAAAACTAATTAATCTCATGCTTGTTTTTTTCATTTTTTTCACGCTGCCACCTTCCTACTTTTATGCTCAAAAATTAATTCCCTAACTTCACAAGTGCCCACCAGCGCATCATTAAAATCACCGTTATCAGGCCAGCGCACGCTAACTAACTCAACATCGTTATTAGCCATTAAATTTCGATTTGCACACTCAAAAGCAGCTGCATGACCTGTCGCACTCCAATCGGTATCTGCGAACACAATCAAGTGTCTAACACCCCTAGGGGCAATGAATTTAGTCATATGATTTGCATTCATCGTTGACCACGTATTGACGTTATAGATTTGCTTGCATGAAAGAGCTGTTTCTATCCCTTCAGCGACGCCCAATGTTGACGCTACTGGAAACATGCGGATCGCAACTGACTCTGCATAATCAAGATATTTATCGTCTTGCAATGAATTCATTTTTTTAACAACAGGTACCGGTGCTTTCTTGGAGCCATTCAAATAAGTTCTGTGCAAATAACAGGCTTTACCTTTACTGTCTGTCGCAATCGCCCACATAGCTTGAAAATGCTGAACACCACTAGATGTCTTAACGGGTTGATTCTCACAAAAACGGACATGTTCAGCAGGCAAAGAAAATATCCCACGCTCCTGTAAATACTGGGCTGCTGAGGTGTTTTTTAAATCGGGCATACCTGCGAAACATTTAATCAATTTATTTTGATAGTCTGCCTTGGTGGTATTAACTGGCTGTTTCGGTACTTCTTTTTGTCTAACATTACCAATTAGTTGATCTACTTCATCAGCCAACGTTTTAAACTCTTTCCCCTGTGTTCTTTCGAGCAATTGAAATCCGGTACCGGCACTACATTTGCAAATGTAAGTACCACGGCCGTCTTTATCATCGATTCGAAACTTACCTTTTTGTTCGCAAATAGGACACTTGCCTTTAAAGTGTTTTTTACCCGTGATCGGCGGTAGGCCATAATGCGCAAATATTTTCGCCCATTGCCCCGCTGCAGCATCAATCGTATTCACAGTAATGACTCCTGCTGTTGTTGATTATCTAATTTAGTTCTAACTTCTTTAATTTGTGCGCTAAGCTTTTGTCGTGCTTTAACGTATTTGATTTGTTTGTGTTTGATGTAATTACTGACTTCAGGTGTTAACTCTTGTGGCATGTCATGCATACCGCGAGGAAAACAGCCGAATTTTTCTTTGTATGTATTCGCTACCCATCCATCACTTAATGGCTTACCTTCAGTTGCCCTGATGTTTTGGTAGTATTTGAGTTGTGAATAAAAACTTTGCTTATCTTGTTGAGTATAAGTTTTTGGTTTCTTACTCATTTTTTTGATATTACGAGAATCATCGACTTCGATATCTTCACCCGCTAAAGGCTTGAAGCCACATTTAGGACAAGCGTAGACACCCGCAGGTTTGATGTAATGACAAGATGAACACTCTTTCGGTGTTTTCTCAGTTTTCACATTTTCACGAAAACTATCCGCTTCTTGCATGCCATCGCTTTTGCTCGACAAATCGTCGTACTCGATGTCATCTGGAAAACCTAATCGCAACACTGAACCTGAGTGATCAAAAATAAGACATTTATCTTTGCCCGGTGCTTTGCGTAATCCACGACCTAGGCACTGAACCCAGCGAATTTCTGATTTAGTCGGACGCGCGTAAATGATGCATCGAACATCACTATCAAAACCCGCAACAAGAGTGCCGACGTTAACAATGATCTTGGTTGCACCCTGCTCGAAGCGATGAACAATAACTTGTCGCTCATCATGTGGAGTATCAGCAGTAATGATCTCGGCGTTGACGCCAGCTCGGTTAAAAGCAACGGTCACAAAATTCGCGTGGCTGACAGTGACACAAAAACAGATAGTCGGCAGATTTTCGCCATTGGCTAACCAATTACTGACAAGATCCCCAACAAGATCCGCACCTGACATGATTTCTGCTATTTCATCTTCTTTGTAGTCAGCACCAAACTCACGGCTACGAGAAGATTTAACTTTCGATAAGTCAGGCTTGGTCGGTGCATAGAATTCATATTTGCTAAGATCACCACGCTGAATAAGTTCTTTCATCGTTGTTGGCTTGATCAGCGTTTCGTAATACTTTCCAAGGAATGGAGAAAAAGGCGTACCAGATAGCCCGATCACTTTAATTTCGGTATCGCGAATAACTTCTAAAATCTTCTTACGGCGTAAATGCGCTTCGTCGATGATCAATAAATCAATATTGTCAGGAAACTCGCGACGAATAAGCGTATCTGCTGAAGCAATTTGAACCAGTTTAGTAGGGTCATAATTTGGATGGTCTGCCCATACAAACCCGATTTCTTCCATCGGGATCCCGTATTGCTGAAAGCGCTCTGCTGTTTGGGCGATCAAAATCGTATAGGGTGCACAGAACATAACTCGCATGTTGCGCTTGATATAACCATTTGTGATAAATGCTGCCAACCCTGTTTTGCCACTTCCCGTTGGGCTATAAATCATGAACGTGCGATTTTGTTTCCAGCTTTGACGCAACATAGCTAAACCGCGTTCTTGTGCAAAATTTGGTGTGATATTTAACATCCGATCCTCTCTTGATAATTCGCCCTGCCAAATGACGGGCTTTCACACAACAACTATCATCTAGACGTCTAAGCGGCTGGTGGCTTTTTTAGAAATGCACAGTGATCTGTATTTAAGATCTTGCCCTTCCTTGGCTGTGCCTTCCCCTACACCCCTTTCAAAGATCACCCCCCTTACCCCCCTAGAAAGTTTTCCCCTCTTCCCCAAAAACAATCTAGACATCTAAACGTCTTAACCTCTAAATGCTTACTAACAACAAATTACTGATTCACTGCTATCGGGGCTGATGTATATCCCTGCATCGCTTTGCTGTACTTCCTGACGTACTCCCTCAACCTCGCGTTAGCCTTTCTCCTAGCAGCGTTGTCTTTCTTGTATGAAATGAGCTCAGCATCCCAAAACTCTTGATAAACATTCGAGTAAGCCACCAGCGCCCTATTCCTAGCGCTTGGTGACAGCTGCAATAACATTTCTTGAATCCATTTCGCATCATCACGAAAATAGTGTTTAGGCATCGGTATGTTGTGTATGTGATTCATTTTGCTTACCAAATAGTTCGGGTAAATCAGGGCGAATTTCGTAAGCTTTCACTTTTCCATTGGTTAAATTAACGATTAAAGGTACTAACCTAGGAGACACCTTTTTCTTACTGTTCAACCAATCAGATACTGTTGATTGAGAAACACCGATAAGCTTTGCAAAACCTATTTGAGTAGTGCCAATGCTTTTAATCGCTTTGTCTATAATTTCATTTTTCATAAATCCCCCAATTATCACTATAGCGATTTTAGCGTATAAATAAACAGTATTCAATCGCCAAGGCGATTAATGTATAATATCGCCATCGCTATAATTAATTGGGGTCAAAAAATGAGTCTTTCCGAACGGTTAAAATCAGCAATGAAAAATTCAGGATTCACGCAAGCCTCCCTAGCAGAGGCTGTAGGAATGGCGCAATCAAGCGTATGGAAATTAGTGTCTGGAGAGGCATCGTCTAGCAGAAGGCTGGTAGATATTGCCAGAGTTCTTGGCGTCGATGCTGAATGGCTGCAGCATGGGGGAGAATCAGAAACTCTAAAAAATAAACCTTTGCCGCCATTTGAGACCATGACAGGAAAATACACTGAACTGGCTGTAATTAAAGGCGATAAAGTTACTAATAATAAATTTCTTATTCCAACAAGCATATTCAAATCATCACTAAAAGCCTATGAAATTGAATCAGATACAGGAATTAATGAAATCACAAAAGGAAGCATCGTGGTTATTGACCCTAAAGAGCTTCCATCACAGAATGATTTGGTGTTGGCTGAAATAAATAAAAATATTAGTGCTTATAAGTATATTAAAAATGCAAACAATGACTACTTATCTGTTGATGATTCCCGTATCCCTTTAGTTACTGTAGGTGATAGTATAAATTTATTGGGTGTTATCATACTCCTTTCAAAACAATATAAATAACAATGTCTTGTCTTATCTAAACGGTAACGCCCTGGTCTATTCCTGTAATAAAAACTAATTTCCATTTTTCTCATTATGCCCTCATACTGTATAAATAAACAGTATGAGGATAATCTTATATTTCTATAAAAACGTCAACACAAAAAAATATCGCCTTAGCGATTGACAATTAAAAACGCCCTGTCTATTATTATTAAAAATCGCTTAGGAGATTATTATGAATGAGGTATACGATTCACTAATGAGAAATGCATGCTTTATGTCAGCCGTTGCTGAACAAGCAAAATGCATTAGTTCACTTATTCAGTCAAAGAAGCTTTCTGAAATGGAAGGTGAGATTATTGAATCAATTCTACAAGAAAAGTTAAGTGCTTTAGTTGAAACATCATCTTGCATTCAACACAGCATTGCTTTTGATTTCACGCTACCGTCTGAATATAAAAACATTAATGCAGACTCTTTAGCAAAACGCTTAAAGCAAGCACTAGAAACACAAGGCATAACGCAAGGTGAGCTAGCCCAAAAAGCACGATCTACTCAAATATTTATCAGTAAGCTCGTAACTGGAGAGATAATTAGCCCAAAAGAAAGCTATATTCGATTACTCGCAACAGCGTTAAACGTAAGTTATGACTGGTTACATAATGGTTCTGGTGAAATGCACTCAGCTAATTTTTTAGCCAAATACAATGAGGCATAAAAGATGGCGACTATACATTATGCGTCAAATCCAAACGTACCGAAACCTGATATACGTACAGCTAGTACGACGACTTTCATTTTTAGATTTTGGACTAAACAAAATGATAGCTATGTAAAACTATCGACTAAAGCAACAACTGAAGAGGAAGCAATTAATAATTTAAATAGTTCTAAATTGCTTTGCGTATTATGCGCAAGAATTCCTACAAATAAAATATAAATAAAATATAAATTTAACTTTTAATCAGCGCCAGCACTGAGGGGAATACTTTATCTAAAAAAGGATAATAAATAATGTGTAAATTCACTGAATTCATGTGCAAAGGAAAGAAATTAGAAGCTAGCAGATTATATAGACGCGCTGCTGAAGCATATAACTACGCCTATTCAATATCTGAAAATGGTGACAGTAAAAGTTTAAGCGTACAAGAAAAAATAAGCAAAGAAGCAGCTAATCGTTGCTTAGCTATATCTAAAATAAAAATAATCGAGGGTTAATTAATGTCTGAATATGATGATACTGATAATGATATTGCTGATTTCGAAGATACAACAATTCGATCTACACATTATGTAGACGATGGGCGCGATTGGACAGCTCGCATTATTCACGGAATAAAACAACGCGCATATATTCGTTCTGGTGTTTGTCCTGCCATTCCACCAGCGCCACAAGTTATAACACCAAAACTGGCTTCTATTAATAAAAATAAAAGGAAGAAAAGAAAATGCAAACTTTAAATATTAATTGGCTTGGTTCATGTGATAAATGCGGGTGTTCTGAGTTGTTAGTTAATACCGAAAAAGGAAATGAAAGCTTCTTATATGAAGATGATGAAATTACATGTTCCGAATGCGGTTTAAAGGGAATAGTTCAAATAGATGATATTGGTGAAGATGACGATATAGGTGTCGCGTTTGCATCATGGAATGAAGAATAAAATTCAATAATTTAACTAATACAATTGGAATTACCATGAAACAACACCGTATTCACGAGAAGAATTTGAATTGGCCAGAAAGATAGTTAATGACCCTTTAGAGCGAGCAAGACGGATGGTTGTTAGGGCTTTGGGCTTTGGTTCAGCATCCGGACTTGGTGGTAATTCAGGCTTTCAATCTGACAGTAAACGTGAGTATTCAATATATTCTCATTTGTGGGCTAAATACCCTAAAAACTTAGGAAGTATATGTCAGCGCCTGCAGGGAGTAATAATTGAGAATAGGCCAGCAATTGAGTTAATCAAAAAGCACGATGCTGAAGATACATTGTTTTATTTGGATCCTCCATATGTCTCCAGTACTCGGGTCAAAGGGAATCGATATTACAACTTTGAAATGACGGATGAACAACACCAGGAGCTACTCTGCTCAATTAAAAGTATCAAAGGTAAAGTTTTAATCAGTGGTTACGACTCTCAGTTATATAACAAAGAATTATCAGACTGGACAAAAGTAACAAAAAATCACGCATCTCCGCAGGCCGAGGTACGGGTATTAGAACAGAATGTTTGTGGATGAATTACTGAGGTGAATATGAGTAATTTACACCTAGTACAAGTTATTACAGAAGCTGGAAGTCATTCAGGTGATATTGCGGAAGCTGTTCTGTCAGCAGGTTATAAAAAAACTGATTTTACTATTGAACAAATTATTGAAATGACAGCTGATCAAACAGCTACATGTCTTTATCTAGGCATGAAATATGACGCACTACCAAGGACTGTAGATGATTTAGCAAAATACCACTTAAGTGGACTAATTGAAGAAGCAAACTGGATAGGCACACCGGAAGAAATCGCCGCTGAGGTTTTAAGAAACGGCTATAGGAGGAAGTGATGCTATATGAATGTTTACCCATTTCCGCATACTGCAATTTGTACGGGGAAACACCAGAAGCCATTAACAAACGCTTACAACGGCAACATTGGATCGAAGGTGTACATGTCTTAAAAGTTGAAGGCTCAAAAGAACGATGGATTGATATTGCCGAGGTAAATAAATGGGCTCGCAAAACAAACAGAATACTCACTACCCCGAGGAGTGACTATTCGTAACAACAAAACCAAGCAAACTATTATTATCACATTTACTTACAAAGGGGTTCTCTGTAGAGAGCCCTTATCTAGGCTAACTGTTGATAATAAAAATATTAAATATGCCGAAAGATTGCTTGCAGAAATTCAAAATAATATAGAGAGAGCAACTTTTAATTATGCAAAATATTTCCCTGATTCTAAAAAACTTCAATTATTTGGACTTAGCAATAAAGTAAAAAACATTATTGATTATCTGGATGAATATATTGTTATTTGCGAAACAAGAGGCCTATCACCATCTACTATCGGTGGTTATAAAAAATGTAAAAATGCACTAGCAGATCTACATAAATTGCAAGTGACATCATTAACACCTGCAATAATAAAAGGCTGGATACAAAAGCAAACAACATCATTAAAAACAATACGTAACCAGCTTTCGTTTTTACGTAGTGCACTAGATGAAGCCATTACTGATGGTGTTACATCGATTAATCCAGTTAGCTTAGTTTCAGCATCACGATATCAATCAAAAAGTAGTTCAACAGAAAGTAGCTATATTGTTGATCCGCTATCACCAAAAGAAGTCTCTGCTCTACTTCTTGCTGCTAAATATGAACAATGGCGAAACTTGTTTAGATTCGCAATTAATACTGGATTAAGAAGCTCTGAATTATGTGCATTGAGGTGGAGTGATATCGATTTTATTGAGAACACTGCTCACGTCCAATCAGCGAGCGTTGCTGGAGTTATTAAAGAAACAAAAACAAAGGCAGGAACGCGAAAGGTTGAATTGAACGATGAAGCAATGAAGGCCATAAATGAACAAAGACAGTTTACATTTATGAAAGATGGTGTGATTTTTGAGGATCCTAAAACAAATGCTGCTTGGGCAAATGCTGATGCGATTAGAAAAAAGCATGGGTTCCAATACTAAAAAAAGCAGGTATTAGATATCGAAACCCCTATCAAACCCGACACACATTTGCTACTCGACATATCAGTCAGGGCGTGAACCTATTTTGGCTTGCAGGACAAATGGGACACAAAGGGCCTGAAATGTTGTTCAGACATTATGGATCTTACTTGAAAGAATACGACGGTAATACAATGATGCAGGGTAATGTAGTAAACATCAAATAGCCTATAGTGTGACTACGACATGACATCAAAATGCACGTGAAGTGCACACCATATAGATAGGCTAAAAATAGTTATTATAAATCAATAAATTAAAAAAATTCAGATGCGGGTTCAACTCCCGCCAGCTCCACCAAATTATCTTCTAAGGACGTCCAAAGAAGACTGAAAAGCCCGCTAACTCAATGAGTTGCGGGCTTTTTTATGTCCTGCGCAGTCTGATGTCACCTAATTAAATCCAATCATCTTAGGCACCTTGATAGGCACCTCGTTAACCTTTATAGTTTTTGAGGTGCCTAAAAACAACGGAACATCAAAAATGGCAAGACAAACCAAACCCTTATCAGCAAAAGAGATTGATGCAGCAAAGTCAAAACAGAGTGATTATGTCCTCTATGATGGCGATGGATTAGAGCTATTGGTTAAATCCAATGGCAGTAAGCTGTGGTCATTTCGCTACATTCGTCCTCTCACTAAAAAGCGAGCTAAAAAGAGCCTTGGTTCTTACCCTGCCGTCAGCCTTGCTGATGCACGTAGTTATCGCCTTGAAGCAAGAACACTACTCGCTAAGCAGATAGACCCACAAGATCACCATAAAGAGCAAATCCGTAACACCTTAGAAGCTAAGGCAAATACCTTTCAACTTGTCGCTGAACGTTGGTGGGAAGTGAAGAAGTCCACCGTCACAGAAGACTACGGTAATGATATCTGGCGTTCACTCGAACGAGATGTGTTTCCCGCTATTGGCGATATCAGTGTTACCGATATCAAAGCGCATATATTGGTTCAAGCAATACAACCCGTTCAAGCCAGAGGTGCATTAGAAACCGTTCGTCGCCTTTGTCAGCGTATCAACGAAGTGATGATCTATGCTCAAAATACTGGCTTAATTGATGCTGTGCCAAGTATCAATATTGGTAAGGCTTTTGAAAAGCCCAAGAAAAAGAATATGCCAAGTATTCCCCCTGATCAGCTACCAAAGCTCATGCAGACAATGCGAACCGCTAGTATTAGCCTATCTACCCGATGCTTGTTTATGTGGCAGCTCCTCACGATATCCCGCCCTGTCGAAGCTGCTGAAGCCCGTTGGGATGAAATCAACTTTGAAACCAAGGAATGGAAGATACCCGCTGCTAGAATGAAGATGAACCGCGAACATACAGTTCCGTTATCTGACGCTGCTTTAGCTATTTTAGAACTAATGAAACCATTAAGTGGTAATCGTGAGTTTATCTTTCCTAGCCGTATTAAGCCCACCCAGCCAATGAACAGCCAAACTGTCAATGCTGCATTAAAACGTGCCGGATTCGGTGGTGTATTGGTTTCTCACGGCCTACGCTCAATTGCCAGCACAGCACTCAATGAGCAAGGCTTTCCACCCGATGTGATTGAAGCCGCCCTAGCCCACGTTGATAAAAACGAAGTTAGACGTGCTTATAACCGCAGTGATTACCTAGAGCAAAGACGCCCTATGATGCAATGGTGGGCTGATTTTATTGAATCGGCTGATAGGGGAAGTATTATTGAAGGCGGGATAAGAGGGATATCGCTAGTTGGGTAGTTATGTGTGCCTGTGTACCAGTTCAAATTTGAGCTGGTAGAATAACACTACAGAGCTATACGTCATCTACACGTCAGCTCTGTACCAAGAAAGAGTTTTTCTTGGTTTTAAAGCTCCTTACCATGGCCAAATTTTGTCGGCCACTAGGGTATGAATAATCATTCAGCTGAAGGTATAATCTTAATATCTCTAAATACCAATATAACAGTAGGTCACACTCATGTTAAAAGTTACAGGTTTAGATAAGCTGCAAAAAGATCTGAAAGTTGCCCAGTTAGCAATAAATGAGTTAGATGGAAATCTGGGCACTGTACATTTTGACCCTAAAGACCCAGCAAGTATTGAAAATGCAATTCAAAAAATAAATCAAATTGTTGACGAACGAGTTTCTCAATATTCATCTAATCCTGTTATTGGTCCATTGGCCGAACAGCTGAAGCTAACATACCGTGAAAATTTGCTCGAAAAAGCGGTACAATTCAGACTTAAAAATAACGAGGACAATTAATGTCAAAGGATATATTTACAGAAATTAATAATGTCGTCTTGGACTTACAGGCTTCACAGCTACAAACCTATGAACGCCCTTTAAAAAAGCTAGCTCAATTGCTAAAACATCCTGATCTTGAGCCTTACAATAATGGCTTAGTTGCAAACCTTGACTTAGATATTTTTCTGGAAAAAAGTGAGCAAACCGCAAGTTCTATGGTCGGAAGTGCAAGCCTTGACTGGCCAGAAGATCCCAGAGAAGAGCTAGGGATGACACTACTTTTAATCTGGAAATTAGCTGCCGATCCTAGTTATACCGTTGATTTTAGTATTAATTTCTTTTACTCTGGTAAGAAAATCATCAGCAATATACATGCTCTCACCAGTCAACTAATCATTCCCTTTATTCGGGACTATAAGAACTACATTCAATCTAAAGGCATTCCCCAAACCATGTTAACGCCCCCTCTATCCAAGAAAGTTTTATTGTTCATGGGCACGATGAAGGTTCTCGTGAAAAAGTGGCTCGTTTTCTGGAACGTATTGGTCTAGAAGCGATTATATTGCATGAACAAGCCAATCGAGGACGAACGGTTATCGAAAAAGTTATTGAATACGGCAACGTTGGATTTGCGGTTGTTCTACTTACCCCCGATGATGAAGGGTGTGTTAAAGGCGGTATGCTTGAACCTAGAGCTCGACAGAATGTACTTTTGGAGTTAGGCTTTTTTATTGGTCGCCTTGGCCGAGATAAAGTCTGCGCTCTTAAAAAAGGAATGGTAGAAATACCCAGTGATTTCGCTGGGGTTGTATGGGAGCATATGGATGATAATAATGGTTGGAAGCAATCCCTTTCACGCGAGCTTGACGCTGCTGGTTATACAATAGACTGGAACAAAGTGATGCGCTAATTCACTATATACAAATCATTAATGCTTATGACCTTAGTTTTAATCAAAGTGTCAGGAATACAAATCGGTGAAAATACTAAATGACGCGCAATCGGGATGATTTTAATAAACGAACAAAAAATGATTTAGCACTACGTGCCAGCTATCTTTGCTCGCTATGCAAATGTTCAACAGTTGGACCTAGTGATGAAGGGAAAAACTCCGTCACAATAACTGGCGTCGCTGCTCATATTTGTGCTGCGGCTCCCGGAGCTGGAGCCCGCCGTTACGATCCAAATATGTCCCCAGAAGAACGCTCTCATATCGAAAATGGTATATGGCTCTGTGCGTCGTGTAGTATTCTGATAGACCGTGATGAGCACCGTTTTACTGTAGAAAAACTCCATCAAATTAAGTATCAACATGAAAGCTCTCGAAGATTGGTATTTTAGAGGATAGTGGCGAAAATAACATTATCGCCATTGGACCCGATATAATTGCGTTGGGCCACATAATTCGTTCGGCTCCTGAAAGAATGAAGATTCGACTTTCTCATTTTGTAAGCGGCTCCTTGCGGGATCTTTGGGCTCTAGAGCAGGGCTTCAGCAAATGGTCTCCGGAAAGACGTTATGTGCTATGCAATGAACTTGGTTTTGGTGGATTACTCTACGGACCTCCTGTGATTGAAAAAATTAATAATTCATACGAAATTCAGTTCGCACTCCAAAAACAAGTTTTAAGGCAAGATGCCCGTATAGAAATATCAACCTTGTGCCGTAATACTTTAAAACGAATTTCTGGAATTAATGCTTTTATCCAGATTTTTGAGAGTGTGCTTGGTATGGCGCAAGGAACTTGCTTCAGTAATCTTAGCCTTGGCAGTGATATATCTGATCTTTACTGGCGCTATAAAGGGTCCCCATGGTTCAAAAATTTGGTTATAATGGAAATGATTCGCCTATGCTCGATCCCACAATTAAATAAAAGCCAAGAAACCCCATCCACACCATTTTTGGTAGTTAATCGAATTAATAATGTGGAAATACCATCATTTAAACTGGTAGACCAAAGGCTTGAAATTTTCGTTGACTTAGACTTAGAAGGCATAGGCCAATGGAAACACAAACTCTCAGTTTTTATTTCAACGCCTGAACAATTGACTGAAGGGCGAAAGAAGGCACAAGAAATTAATTATGAGTTGTTTTAATCACGGCCAGTTTAAATTCTAGTTTTCAAAATATGCAAGTTATTAAATCAATACCACGTTCTGGTTATTTGTTTACCCCCCTATAGTGGCGTTTTTTCCTACAAATTTAGAGATAAATATGTCGCAGCTTTACTAGTATGAAAGTCTAAGAGTCCTTTAACGACTTCTGGCATCATCCTAGCATTCTAAGAATAAATAAAAATGTACCCTGTTCCTGCACAAAAAATAAGGTCTATTACCCTGCCTCTGAACTGAATAATCAATTACACATCAATAATAGTCATCATACAGATTGTTTAACGAGTATCTTAATCAACAACCATTACTTATTCGCATCTTTCCCTTTATACTTAAGGGCTAACTCATAATAATCCTTGTTATTAAGATACCATGGAACCATGAATGGCTGATTCAGTACAAGATTATAATAATATCGAATTTTAGCGTAATCATCATTTTTTGTTGCTTTATGCCGCAGATATAAACTTCTGGCTGATACATTAAAACCACAATTCGAAAATTTTAATTTTATTTCTTCAGAAATTGCTTGACTATTATCAGCCTCATAATAAATCGCCTTCTTTGGCTCTTCACTACTCCATAGCTCAATATAAAATGCTCCTAAAGTTCCCAACCAACTCCCCTGTGTACCTCCGAACATTCGTTTATGAAAATAAAATTTGTTCATTTGTTTAAGGAATGTTCTTGCTCGTATTTCTGAAGTATGTTCTTTGCAAAAAAAATTTGCGGTCGAGAATAACCCTCCATTCTGGCCCTCGTCTTCAATCATCCGTTTATAATAATCAATAATCATCTTACGATCTGTAGGGGATATTCTAGAATCATAATCGCGGTGACAAAGCTCGGTATTATTAGAAAATACCTTTACGTTCATTGCTCTTTGTAACATTTTAAATTCTAAAAGTAAGCATGCACGGATGAACAACGACGATAACTCCGAACCAACTTCTTGCTTATATTTGTCGTTTTTATGTGAGTATTTACCACATGAAATAATATCGCGGTTAACTAGTTCATGGTAGAAACCGAGAGGCGCATCAGGGTACTCAAAAGCATAACAACATTCAACTAGTCGATTTCTGACAATAGTTGGGGCTGTTGATAATGCTAGCGCCTTATCATTTAATAACTCCATCGTTGCTTGAAAAATAAACTCTTCGGCTACACCATTATAGCTGGCGATAATATGAAGCATAATAAGGCTTAATTTTTTACTTTTTTTATCAACTAATTTATAAATTTCCGGAGTATAAAGCATCCCGTCAGCATCAGGCTCCTCATCATACTTATCCCGAGCCGAAAAAAATTGTTGATCAATTGACAAGTAAATTTCAAGAGCTCCTAGCAGGTAATGTTTTGTTATCTCGGCCTGTTTTCCACTAATCCCCTCCTTATCAAGTATTTCATAGATACGAGTAAGAATGTCGTGGTACCACTTAGCTATAGGCCTTCCGTATATGAGACTCATAAAAACTTGGCTGAAGTGAAGCGTATCGATCGCATCAAATGCGGCTTTTTGTATATTTGTAGTTGATGGCATAAGTCAATGTCAAAAAAAGTAAAAAATAATTGCCAATTTTAGACTCTATTCGCCTTCATTACAATCCACCGCATACTAGCCAATCGGCCTAGGTGGCGAATAGCGGAAAATTGTTATTCAATAGATAATTTATATTATTTCAATGAGGTAGAAAAATGAAACCCCATACTCAGACCATGAAAATTTTGCGCATTCCGGCAGTTATGGCAAAAATTGGCATCGCGCGCTCGACGATATACGACTGGCTCAACCCAAATTCAAAGCGCTACGATTCAACATTTCCAAAGCCGAGGCGATTAGGAAAACAGTCTGTTGGTTGGATTGAAATAGAAATAGATGAATGGCTACTTCAACGCGAGATAGCCAAAACCTGAATACATCCTGCTGATATTATTACAATTGTTTCATCTATAATAATCTAATGTATTTTATATTCACTATTACGGACGTTAGCGACAAGCATAACGTCCGTCCCCCCATTTAAAACTATTGGACTTGCCGCCTACACATTCATTCTCGACTCCTTCCTATAGATCGATATCCATCGCCATAACATTTTGTGTAATCTTTAGCTAAGTAGTTCATCCGCTCTAATAACTCAGTAAGCTGCCGTTCATAATCCTCTCGATTAATATTCAAATGGAATGCTCCTTTTATAGGAAAATTTACTAATGACCTATACAGGGCAGGGGATAAACCTAAAACACCGCACCATGCCTGTTGAATTAATGCCGCTAAGCTATCATCTGAGTCAAATATTCCCGCGCAGTGGTATAGGTCTTTATTAAATAATAACAAAGCATGATAGTGTTTACGCAGGTTGCAGTTCCCCATTTCACGAACCCATACATACCTTAGACGATTCCGCCAACGACGTCCCCAGCGTTTATTCTTTTTTAAGCAATCGACTTTTAGCTTAGCTTTTAATGATTCAATAAAACGGGTTATCTCCCGACTCGAATCACTATATTCGTAATTAACCGGAAAACGTAAGTCTACTCGTAAAGCTAAAGTCCGAGGAAACTCAGCTACCGCTAGATTAATTACATCAACAAATATATTTTGATAATTTTCATTGTAAGAGTGTTCTTGCATCTAATTACACCAATAGATTATTATCTCGGGCCGTAAATACATTAGTATAAGCATACAATATCAAAACCCGATCTATTTAAATAAAATACACTAAAACAGACATATATAGAGAGATATAGATTTAGATATAGAGATATATAGGTTTAGATATAGAGATATATAGGTTTAGATATAGATATAAACATTCAATATATTACTATACCGACAATATTACGTATAATAAAAATAAAAAATTAAACCATACAACGCTAATTAGCTAAATATCAATAAATTAACAGGCTATAATTTCACTCTGATATTAGTTCCATTTTTTTCACCCTAGCTTATTGCGATTAATTGCTGCAATCGCAGTTGTAGCAATTAATAAAATGAATAAATAGGATTTTTTGTAAGGTTATTGTTACTAAATTGTTTGCCTTCATATACTAACCTTGAACCACTACGTGAGTATTCAATTTCAATCGCTTTAACTTTTTCAAGATTAGTTATAACTCTTTCCAGTAATTTTCCTTTCCGTAAAGAGTTAGGTCCATAGCGTCGAATATCATTAAATTTGATATGATTAGAATTTTGGCGTGAATATTCTCGATCTAGCCATGACAGTAATAATGCTTCATAATAACCTTCTTCATAAGAAAACAAATTGACAGCTTGATTCATATACCATTTGCATAATGACCAAGCACTCTCGACATATTCTTTTTTTATGGCGCAATTACCTTCTGTAAAATAGCTAAGTAACGCAGCGAGCCGTGCAACATTATTGGGTAATTTCGAAGCGAAGTCATTCATATTGGCATATTTCTTATCAGGGTGAATATTATACTCGATATTATTATATATTTCCGCCCATTCATCTTGAGCAGCTATATCTAATGATAAACATTCCCGATATTCAACTCCTTTATTATCATTATTTTCAGTGAGTAATTCTTTAATTCGTTGGTGGAAATCGCTAAGGTTTTTTAGCTCTATTGCTTGCTCTTCAATGAATCGCCATCCTTGTGTCGTCAAGTTTTCATCAATAAAAACAGGTAAACAACGAGCAAAAAAACCACTACCACGTGCTTTTTCTCCTTGACGCTTTAGATATAAATCAAACGGTTTCTTCTGTACCATTACTGAAAGCGTTACACGACCATTTTCTATAGTAAAACTTTGTGTTGTTTTACGGTCAACCCGAAAACTGACACCATCCCACATTGAATTGATAAAACTGAGATCTTTCATAACCTGTCTATCCAATATATTTGCGCCTTCATCGGCAATTAATCCAATATTTGAAGAATAATTATACATAGCAAACTGCAACTCCTCAGGAGTCACATTATTATAAATATATCGCGGACATTTAGGTAAGAGAGGTTTTTCAATTTGCAATGCTCTTAACATTTGAGATTCTGTTTCCATAATTAATCCTTTATGTGCTTTTTTCCTAATTCGGCCTAATATTGCTTTTTCTTTTTCCTTCCACATTTGTAATTCAACTTCATAATCATTTTTACTTGCATCAGATTGACGTAATGAATTTTCATCATATTGATAAAATGGTTTCATAACCATTCTATCAACTGTTGTTTTCCTTTCTCCTGAATTAGCAATTACAAATAAAAATAATGATACTGGTGATTTAAACAATCCATTAATATTCACATCAATTAGATTTTGGCAGGATAAAGACATAGCACTAATAACAGAAGATGCTATTAATGGAATGGGGGCTTGTGTCCATTCTTCAATATCGATAATGGTTGCGCGTAATTTGGGTGGAAATGCTTTTAATGGAAAATGATACATCGGTAACCTCTTGATTGTTTGCTTTAGATACCTCCAATAAATCGCAATTTTAATCGCAAGTCAAACCAAAAAACAAATAATAACAGTAATAGTTCTAGTTCATACTAAATTAGGTTTCTTTGCATTATTTTAGAGCAATATCTATTTAATTAGCTCAATTTGAATGAAAATTCACTATAGTTTATTTTAATTCAGTCGATTTAAAAGTTTATAAAAGGATGACTCAAGAAAAAGTGGATACAACATAGCTATATTAAAAAGCTTATCGTTATCCACATTATGTATTATTGATTTTTTGTTACGAACGATTTTTAATAAACTGAATAATCCCAATAATGGCAATAATCACCACAAGCAGCACAGCTCCAATCGCTTTACCTAAACTTGGAAACCAAACCGCAGGCCAGACAAGCCCTCGGCCTAAATGATATCCAAGACTTTGATAATGATAGTCTCCCCACAGATACCCATAGAGTGCGGTTAATATCCCTATCATGATATAAACTAAAAGAATTTTCTTTCCCATCGTAAATTACCCTACTCCGCTCTTTATTTTATTAATGGTCAATTGAATATCGCTAATCTGTTTAAAAATTCACCGATATAATTTACTGGGCACGCCACAACGATCTCTCTTCCTTGTTAATGTACTGTATGTACGTTTTGAGGTCAGGTTCAACAGACTTCCGATAGTACGATTGAACGATCCCATCAAAGTGGTCATTCCACTGGGGGTCATAAGCCATATCAAAACAAAATTGGTAATGGAAGGTGAAAGGATCGCCTGCGTTCGTTGTCAGGCTGAAATCACACAGCGCCACGCTGGGTTGCTGGTCTTTGATAATTGAAAAATCGACAACCTGACTCAACTGAGTCAATTGTGACTGTTGCTTGAGCCGAGTGAAGTGCTGTTGGATATTGGTTTGTAACGTCTCGTAGGCTGTATCCCGTGCATCCATCGCCTCACGTGTTTGCTCATACTCGGTAATGTGTGCTTGGATACCCGAAATGACATCATCATACGCAACTTGTTCAAAAAACAGGCGCTCAAAAGCCCGATTAATGAGGTTATTCACATTACAGGGAAACTGGGTACTGTAACTAGAGCAAATCTTACCTTTATTGTCTTTTGAATCCAGACCGGTATTATGCTGAGCGAGAACAGTCAATGCTTGCTGCTCTATGGATATCAGCTTTTGTATTGTCTCTGTAATGTAAGCATCTTGATCCAAACCCATCACATCGGATTGATTAGCAGGTGACCCACCGTGATCCCACAACGTAATATAGTGTTGTTCTTTAATATTGCTAAAAAAACCAGCTGGTAGCCCAAAATCGTAGATGGTTTTGATGAATTCCTGATATTCTTTGCTTGGTAGTTATCACGTAAATACTGTAAGAGTGTATTTTTTAATTGGTTATATTCTAAAGGAAGACCACTGCCCGCTAAGGCATTTAACCCCTTTTCGCTGTTTTGTAAATAAAATCGTGACAGTTGTGCATATTTATTTTGTTCACTAAACGTATAGGCTTGATCACCCACCTGCTTGAGTAATGTTTCTTCCGCCTGACGAATATGACGTTCTATCAAGCTATTGGCTATCTTTGGGGATATTGAACAGGTATAGCGAACAATGTCACGGTTACGCTCATCCTTCCCCGTTTCCCAGTTTACTTTTTCACATACGGAACGGTGGTCAAGGGCATTACCGACCGTAATGGTATTATCATTCAAGGTCACCATTTCTTTGACCTGTTGGATATTGGCATTATCCCCGCATCCTGCCAGTAGTAAGCCACCAGCTAAAAAAGTCAGTTTTTTCATTTTCAGTCCCACCTTCTCTATATAACGTAGATATGATTGTGTATTAGCCTTGTTTTACATTTTGTGGATAACGAGATGGCCAAATTTCATGAGCGGGCACACCGATAGCCTCTGCAATAATTTGTTCTGCTCGTGGATAAGGGGCTCTTAGCGCATTACGTAAGGTGGATGCGGATAACCCTGCGGCAACGGATAATCGTGACAATGAAAGTCCTTGTTTGTGTAAAGCGGCAACTATATCGCTCGATGCCAATCCTTTTCTTTCATGGATGACTTTTCCTTTTTATTGAATTGTGAGAACCTAGTGATTACACCTCGGTGTAACCGCATGAGGTATCTATTCCTGTTAGTTAATAGATTAGATCGAAACCATGTTTCTATCAAATGATATTTAACCGACCTATCGATAACGATAGATGGCAGCTATCACTTTCCATGGCAAAATATTGAATACACATGAAAATACGCAAAGAATGGTTTTTAGCTAAAGAGCTTATTCATATCCCCGGCTTTCCCACGACGTCTCAAGGGGTGAATAAACGGGCACGTTTAGAAAACTGGAAAAAGCGAGCGGTTGCTGTCCCCGGAGCTCGTGGTCGCTCTTTTGAGTACCATATCGATAATTTCCCATCCGAAATTCAAGTTATATTGAATGAGTCTAAGATTCTTTCAATTGAGCAAGCGTTGACACACAATGAACATGAATGGTTAACTTTGTTTCGTGCGCTATCTGATAACGAGCAGACTGCTTTACTACACACTTTAAGGCGTAAAGGAATTGATTGGTTGCTTGATACAGCAAAGTGAATAAGTAATTTATCCCTAATATGTAAAAAATTTATTATTGATCATAAAAACTAAAGACCAAAAGAGCGAAGCTAAAGCGCCTAAAAAACAATAGGATAGTTATTTACATTGAAAGATGTAAATAAATTCAAATACATATTACTTCCTTGACATAAAAGGCATTTAACCTTTAACTAATCAAAGGAAGTCATTATGAAAAAGAATCAACCATTTTCATCCTCACCTTTTGAGGCTGTACTTGCTCCCCTCCCTACTACCATCAAACACCAACTACAATACAAACTCACCGAGCTTATCCACTATTCACCCACCATTGGTTTAATGGGAAAAACAGGTGTCGGTAAATCCAGTCTGTGTAATGCCTTGTTCCAATCAACCTTATGCCCTGTCAGTGCAGTGAGTGGTTGCACCCGTTCCGCTCAACGGTATACCCTTTCATTAACAGGACGCGATATTACCTTTATTGATTTCCCCGGTGTGGGGGAATCACAAGATTATGACAAGGAATATCAACAACTTTATCAGGCAGTTCTACCGGAGTTAGATTTTATCCTTTGGATACTTAAAACCGATGATAGGGCGTGGTCGGCGGATGAAGCGTTCTATCAATACTTGGTTGAGTATTGCCATTACGCACCTGAACAATTTCTCTTTGTGCTGAACCAAGCAGACAAAATAGAGCCTTGCCGTGAGTGGGATATCCATCAGCAGAAACCGTCTGAACAACAGCAAAAGCATCTACTCGAAAAAGTGAAACAAGTACAACATGCGTTTAATCCCATTCATCCAGTTACGGTCATTTCTGCCAATGAAAACTACCAGTTGGATAAATTGGCTGAAACATTGATAAATGCACTCCCCGCACAGGCAAGTAGTGCCATTGCAAGGCAATTGAAAACCGATTACTGCTCTGAAACGGTGATTTCTTCAGCAAAACAAGACTTTGGTCATACCGTCGGTGGCTTGATAGAAGAATTGATCGAGGCTTTACCTGTCCCAAAGCCCGTTAAGCAAGCCATGAATCACGTCAAAGAGCGACTCATTTCGGTGGCGGTTTCTCTTTGGCGGTGGTTATTCTAATTGTTATTCACCTTCTATAGACGCGAGCTTCGGCTCGCATTTCTTGTTTCCACTATCAGGAATTGCATTATGCCTACCCCACACCAAGCTTCGCCTATCACATGCAAAACAGTTCCCCTATCTCGCCGTTATGACTTTTGGTATCAACATTTTCATACCGTACCGTTATGGATAAAGTTAGAAGGTCAGATATTTCATTTAATGGATACCTTTTGTGATGACTATCAAGGCGCATTCTGGGAGTTTTGCCAGTTGTCTAATCAAGGGGCATTTATCTACCCTGTGTTGGCAGAAAAGGAATTAACCCTGTTTAACCCACACAATGGGAATGAAGCCACAATGAGCCCAGAAGCCGCTGGGATCGCCATTTGCTTGATTGTTTTCAGTCTTTGGTCATTTAAAACCGAAAGTGAAGTGATGGTTGAACGATTTTACCAACTTCGTGACTATGCCATGCAACATTCTGAATGTAATGAAATGTTTCATCTTATTGACTAAATAAATCCGTTCACTATCCACAATGCTTCAACCCACCAGACAAACTATTAACTCATTCTATTGCTTATTGATATTTAAAGGAGATTCATTATGACTCGTTTAGCCTCCCGCTTTGGTGCGGCAAATAGCATTCGTCGTGACCGCCCATTAACCACTGAAGAATTGTTTCGTACTGTACCTAGTGTTTTCTCTGAAGAAAAACACGAATCACGCAGTGAGCGTTATACTTACATCCCAACCATTACATTACTCGATAGCTTACAAAAAGAAGGCTTTTATCCGTTCTTTGCTTGTCAGACTCGTGTACGCGATGCGAGTCGTCGAGAGCATACCAAGCATATGCTACGGCTCAGGCGTCATAATCAAATTACAGGAGTACAAGTACCTGAAATTATCTTACTTAATAGCCATGATGGATCAAGCAGTTATCAAATGTTGCCGGGTCTATTTAGAGCTGTATGTTCGAACGGTTTAGTTTGTGGAGATACCTTTGGTGAAGTGCGTGTACCTCACAAAGGTGATGTTGTTGGCAAGGTGATTGAAGGGGCTTATGAAGTTTTAGAAACGTTTGATACGGTGGCTGAAAAGCGTGAACAAATGCAATCACTATTGTTACCGCAACCAGCACAACAAGCCATAGCACAAGCGGCTTTAACATATCGCTTTGGTGATGAACATCAACCGATTACCGAGGAGCAAGTATTACAGCCTCGTCGCTGGGAAGATAAGAAAGGTGACCTATGGACAGTATATCAACGTTTGCAGGAGAATTTAATCAAGGGTGGATTATCAGGCAGAAATGCGAAAGGTAAGCGATCTCGCACTCGTTCGGTGAATGGTATCGATGGGGATATTAAATTGAATAAGGCATTGTGGGTGATGACTGAAAAGATGCATGAGCATTTTTCTGGAAGGGAAAGAGTATAG